GGAGATCGGTAGAATCCATAGAAGAAATTGATTACAATGACGATGTGTGGGACATTTCTGTAGATAAAAATCATTCATTACAAATAATGGGCATAGTGTGTAGTAATTGTTACGTGTTACCTACTGGTGATTCTAGAGAAGAGTGGGGACAATCAATTAAAGACACAATTATTGTTACCGGTATGGGTGGAGGGATCGGTATTAATTGTTCCAACATCCGTCCATCTGGAGATCCCATTAAAGGAACTGGTGGTACTGCTGGTGGTCCCCTTGCCTTTATGGAGGTGGTTAATTCCCTTGGAGAAGTAATCCAAGCTTCGGGTGGTCGTCGTATGGCTCTAATGCTAGCTCTAGAAGTAAACCACCCTAATATCGAAGATTTCATTAAAGCAAAGATTAAGGAACAACGTTTAAACAACGCCAATATATCAGTTATTATTCCATCGAATGGACCAGGAACAGATTTTTTCAAAGCTCTAAAGAAAGACAAAGATTACCCTTTGATGTGGAAAGATCGTGTACGGAAAACTATCAGAGCTAGAGACCTTTGGAATACTTTGGTGGAGCACGCCATTACAAAAGCCGAGCCAGGCATCTTAAATTTTAATTTAGCTAATGAAATGAACAACATTGGATACTCAAGAGAATTGGTGTGTACTAATCCCTGTGGTGAAATTTGTCTAGAACCATATGGAGCTTGCGATCTTGGATCTTTAGTGTTACCAAAATTTGTAAATAGTAGCGGGGTCTTTGATTGGGAAAAGTTTGCTAAAATTATTAAACTTTCGGTTCGTTTCCTTGATAATGTATTAGATGCCACCAATTATCCTCTTCTTGAGATTGAAAATAATGTCAAACAAGTAAGACGTCTAGGACTAGGAATTACTGGTCTTCACGATTGTCTGCTTTTGATGGGGTTAGAATATGATGAAGCTGGGATCGATTTTGTTGACAAGATGATGGAATTCCTCAGAGATGAAGCTTATAAGGCTTCAGCAGAATTAGCTGCTACAAAAGGTGTGTTCCCTGTCTATGATCACGATAAATTTATGGAAGGTGGATTCGCTAAAACTCTTCCCCCCTACGTTAAAGGTCTTATCACACAAAAAGGTATGAGAAATTGCGCATTATTAACAATTGCCCCCACCGGAACCACTTCAATAATATGTGGCACGTCGTCGGGCGTAGAGCCGATTTTCTCACTAGGATTTCAACGCATTATTAGAAAAGGGAAAACTAGCCATAAGCGCATGATCGTTCATCCTTTAATCCAACAGTTTATAGATGAAAAGAGGGACGTATCTACAATCAAAACTACTCACGATGTACCTGTTAGGATACATCTTGAAATGCAGAAAGTCTGTCAAAAATATGTAGATAATTCAATTGCCAAAACCATAAATCTTCCAAAATCGGTTCTTAAAGACAAAGCGGAGAAGCAGCGCATCAGCGACCTACTCCTTGAATATATCCCTTATCTAAAGGGAGTGACACTTTATGCTGACGGTTCTAGAGGAGAGGCACCCATACAATCAGTAAAAGTTGAAGACTTAATAGCGGCCAACTGTCCAAATGGCATGTGTCAGATTTGATAGACATATAATTAACCAATATACATAGATAAATATATATTTTTGTTGTGAAAGATAACTCTAAAAAATCAATCAAATTTGTAATGTCCGATAAATGCCCCAGAAAACTTAGAGGCATTCCTATAAAACCTTGTTCTCTTGCCATTAAAAGACTACATAATCAAGGGGGCGGGTGTGAATGGTTTGTTGATGATCCTAAAGCTAAGTATTGTTTTTGGTATTATCTTCATTTACATCCAAGTGAAGTTCACACAGTCACAGCCATCTCAAAACTCTGGAGCACTTCAGTAAATAATGTTTCCATAGCTGAACGTTCTGCCCATGCTAAGATGATTAAACAACTTAAGCCATCTGACGAATAACTACAAATTTCATATTTATTTTTCTGACGAATAATGTTATATTTGTATTATAATGTATAGTATCGAGAGGTATATCTATGGTTAAAAAATCTATTGAAGCTACTGATCCCGATTCCCAACTTTGGAGTAAATTCCAATTTGACATGCCCATTCATCTCGTCAAAGGCGAAGAGACTGAAAAGGGTTGGAAAATTAAAGGATTAGCCTCCACTGAGGACAGAGACTTACAAGGAGAGATCGTTAAACAGCGCGGTCTTGACATAAGTCCAATCAAACAAGGTCAAGGATGGATTAACTACAATCATAGTAGTGATCCAGAAGACATGGTTGGGAAGCTCGACGACGCATCCATGACCCAAAAGGGGCTGTTTGTGGAGGGTTATCTCTTTAAAAAACACAAGAGAGCACAATCCATCTTTCAAATTCTTAAATCCCTTGATGATAAAGACAGTCGAGCTGTTAAATTATCTATTGAGGGTAAAATCCTTAAACGGTCTGGTAAAAACAATAAGGTTGTTTCTGCGGCAAAAGTTGACAAGGTTGCCATTACTTTTGATCCGATTAATACCAGTACATATGTAGAATTATGTAAAGCAATCTCTAAACGAAAAGGAGAAGAGGACATGGAAAAAGCTTATGAAGCCCAGGAAACTGACATCCATAAGGAGAATGACATATTAAGTCCAGGTGATCAGAAACGTGATGCCAATCCGGCTAACGAAGCTGCAGCGGGTGGCGAAGCTCAAGAAGACCTCGGTAATGGACTCAGTTCCCCAGACCCAGATTGGAGTGGGCAGCAGAAACCTAAAGAACCAAACGTTTATGAATTGTTAGAACGCATTGAAACACAATTATCAGTTTTAGTAGCAGCTCAGATGATAGACCAAAAAGAAAAGACGGTAAAAGCTTTTAAAGATCTTGTCTCTAGTAAAATTAAGAAGGCATTTAATAAACTAGAAACAGAATAACACATAGAGGATGATCATGGCGCATCACAACACCCTTATAAAGAGTCTAGCCGCAATCGTTGTTGATTTACCTGAAGGAGAACAACGATTCATTAAATCTGTCACTAAAAGAGTATTTTTACGACAAGCAGCTTTACAGAAGGCGGTGAGGTCTGATTATCGCAATAAATTTGTGCCTTCCACTGAGGGCGATAAACACAATTTTTATAATGTTGTGGATAAAAAGAAGGCGGAATCTAGCGCCAAAATTTATACTACTGAACATTTTCCAGATCAGGCCATACGGTATGAACCTGCTTTTAAATTAAGTAGTGGTAAACATGTTCATATGGGTACTAAATTTCAAAGGCACGAAGACCCTGAACAAGGTGTGCATGCCACAGAACACGGTCACGCCAGTTTTGACGCTACTGCTGATACCCCAGTTGATCACCCCAAACATCAGACTGCTAAAGATCATTCTTTTGCGGCCCACAAAGAAGCTCATAAAGATTTTACTGTTGGTGATCATTTAGAATCCGTAGATCGTCTTTATGTTCATGGTTTAGAACATCGTGGCCGGGCCGATTTAGGTGTTTCTAAGAACCCCACGACCAAACATACTATGCAGGTCCCTGCTAGGGGGGCTGAAGTTAGTGATATTAAACGGATCGATCCAACTCCAGAAGAAAAAAAGAGAAATCCGTTTGCTACACCTACCCATGAGCATACTAAAAGACTGGGCGTTGTTGGCGGCGGCGAAACTAATATATATGTAGATAAGCCTCAGAAGATGCCGTCTATACATGATAAACCCCCCCATCAATCTCCTACCACAAAAAAACAGAGGACGGAGAATACGAAGGTAGAAACACAGCAAAAGAAAGCTTTGCACGGTGAACATGCCTATCGCGCTTATGAATCTATGGGGCATCATGTTAGTCATGTTGTAAACATACATAAGAAAATGGGCACTGCAGTTGATTCTACTGGTAATGAGCATCCGCACATTGTACAAGCTAAAAACGTACACAGAGCAATGGCTTCTTCATTAAACATGGATTTGCCATCAGAAAGCCATCCTTGGGAAGCCAGCAAGATGAGTTCTAGCAGGAAACGTGTAGAGAATCCCCATCCTTATGGAGAGACTCAGCGCACTAGTCCAAAATTGGTTAGACACGACGAAAAGACTGGTGAGGAAGTTTCTACCCCTCCGAAATCTAGCTCAACTTGGGGTCATAAAAAGCCCAAAGATAGTGGATCAGCGGCCGGGACTAGTGATACTCCTCAGCCTCCCCGTAGTGCTAGTGGGATAGTGATTGATCATAATATTTACTCTGGACCATTTCCTAAAAAGGACGAAAGCGCCGCTGATTTTGGTACTCGTCAGGCACAACCTCCCAAAGAAAAACAGCAAAGCACTTCACAGGTTAAACAGCACTCATCTACAGGACAGACTCATGAAAGACTAGTGAATCGCATAGGCCGTACAGAAAAAGTGATAAAACCCAAGACGACTGGTGGTTATCGCGCTTACAATACAGCCTCAGGATATACTCCCCATAAATTAATGCCTAAAGAGGGGATGTCTGCAGAAGACCATTCTTCATTAGAAAAATTACATAGTCAGGGCATGGACTGGTCGTATGACACTCCGAATGACCACCCAAGTGTTCAGTCAGTTAAAGATGCATGGCACACTCCAAAACCCAAAAAAGAGAAAACGGCTCCCCCCTCTATTACTTCGACTGCGGAATCCGAGACTAAAATAGATTCTACCCCTAGGAAACATACTCATCATGATGTGTTGAACATGTTTAAACCTAGTAAACAGGAATCATTTGAGGCTGGCCATGAATCAGCAGGTGAACACACCCCAGAGGCCGCCCCTAAAATAAGAACTAGTGGACACGGAGAAAATAAAATACGCTCAGAAGTCTCTCCTACGGCGCATGACGACATGGCTAGACAAGATTGGGACAATCCAAGTGATGATCCCAAGAAACCTGCTAGTGTGGCAGCTCAGCATCTAGGTTATTCTAAAGCATTAACAGTAAGAGAACGTCTTAAAAACAATTTAAAGAAAGCAATGACAGCGGGCCATGGTTATGCTGGTGCTCCTGGTAAATTATCTGGCGGGTCAGTCTTGATGACTGAATCTCTTGCTAATAAACCAAAACATATTACAGGTAATTATTGTGCTAAGTGTACCCAAGTTACTCCTCATGTAAATGATAAATGTATGAAATGCATGCTTGACAAAGCCTGGGATGATGACGACGAAAAGAGTTATCGTAAATCAGTAGCAAAGATGGCTTTAACCTGTCAGATTAAAAAATCTTTAAGTAAGTCGGATAGCGGTGTAAGAAACATAATAGAAGTGTTTGAAGAGAAAATACTCCCTAAGATTCTTAAGGGGACAGCAAAGGATTTTTCGGTTGAAGTTGGACAAACTGGAACTGGTAAGCCTATTAAAATGTTGTCATCTTATAAAAGGCTTGGTGAGGGGCAAGGTGTCCCCCCTGAGCAGGATTTAGATTCTAGGAATTTTCATTTTGTAAAACAACATAAAGATTATGATTCTGCGGATCACGTTGATGCAGCCAATTTTCATTTAGGAGCAGCTCAAAAACGGCACAGTGAGGGGAAACCCAACACTGAAAGACAACGCGACATGCACATGCAGCACGCCTTAGAACACTTAACTCATGCTGGTGACTTAGCCCACGAGAGTGGTGCCCATGGAAAATGGGGTAAACAATTTAACAAATGGTATGGTGACGAATGATAGTTAATGCAGTCATGGTAACTGGTGATAATATCCAAATGCTGAATTCCTTGGGTTTGTCCAGTTTGTATCTGTGGCTACCTAGAATCGGCATAGCTCAAAGAAACACTATGACTTCTGCGTGGGGTTTAACTGAATCCGGCAGAATGTGGTATTGTTTAACTACCGGCCAATTGGAATTGTGGAATGGCACACAAATAGTATTGGTGGCTTAATATGATATATGACAATGAGTCTATAACTGTTAATGGAATGCTGATTATGACTGGCGGTATTGGTCATTGGTTTCAAGTTACCCCCAAAACCGCCCTTCAGGAAACTAACTTTGTGGCTTTGCCACTTGGGTTGGCCGATGCAGGAAAAATGTGGTTTAACACTGCTACTTTGCAACTTAATATGTGGGATGGCACAATAGTTGTTATAGTAGGATAAGGATTTTATATATGGGAACTTATTATCATGTAGATGCAACTGGTAATGTGGTAGCAGCTGGTACGGCCACGATTGCTAGTTCATGTTATGCTCAAACTTTTGACACTAACGTTGCGGCGGCCCATCTAGAAATGACAGCAGCCCTTTTAAGGGCGGTTGGTACCGACGCTGACATTGACGTTACCCTCACCCCTAAAGGTACTGGTTCTGTGGTTATGTCGAAAGCTGACATTAATTCTGGAACCATAGATAGTACCGTAATTGGTGGTGCTACACCAGCAGCTGGTGATTTTACTACCCTTGTTGGTACAGTGGTTAATGCCACTACCTCGTTTCAAGCTCCCATGGTATACTTAGATGATTCAGATGCTTCTAATACTTTGAGAGTGACTTGGGCAGAGAATGATATCGCCAATAGAACATTAGCTTTAAATGTCAATGCCGGAAGTTGGTCCCTAAACATCTTTGGAAACTCAACAATAGATCAAAGCGTGGCTATTGCTGGCTCTCCAGAATTTGCAGGATTAACTCTAACTGGCTTTGCTGGTATTGTTCAAGCTGTGGGGGGTGTACTTTCTGCCTCTGTGCTTGATCTTGATGATTTTATTGATGGCGCAACTTATGGGAAAGTTCTTCTTACTTCTTTGACGGTAAATGAAGTGACAAAATTAACAGACGCTGCTGGGGATGATCTTACAATCGCCCTTAATGGTTCCGACAGGGTTCTGGACCTTGATACTCAAGCCACTATCTATTTGGATCAGAATTTACGTACTACTGATACCCCCACTTTTGCTGGGATTAATTTTAACACACTCACTTTAGGTGGTGCTGGCATAGGCGACGATTTAATTACTTTACAAGCCTATACCACATTAAGTGCCCCGGTTGCTGGTGGTGGTAATACCGGAGTAGACGACATAACTTTGGGAGTTTCAGCTTATACTGGCGCAGCCAATGCGGCTTATGATGTTGAAATCTTTGCTGGAGATCCCACCAATCCTAATACTTATCAATGGAGAAAAGATGCCGGAGCCTGGAATGACAATGGCGGAGCTGGTTATCCAGTAGCGATAACCCCCACCATCATAGAAGAAGGCATTAGTGTTACCTTCGGTGCCGTTACTGGGCATGTTACTGGAGACACTTGGGCCATCGCGGCCACAGCTTATACTGGTAATTTCTGGCAAGCCACGGATATCGCTGGGACACCACTTTATTATTTGGATAACATTGGTGCATTAATCATAGCTTCAGCCACGATTAGTGGTTTAATGTCCGCTGGTTCTGCCACAATTACTGGGGCAGTTTCTACAGGTGCATTAACTGCAACTTCGACTGCTTCCGTTGCGTCTACTTTGACAGCAAATGGAAGACTTATAACTACTCAAGACACGGACGTGGTCTCAGCTAATGATATTACTCTGGGTGATGGGAATTATTTTGACATTACTGGGGTGGTCGAAGTACAGAGGATTTTAGGAACAGATTGGATCGCTGGTTCTGTAATTGCTTTACAAACAGATGGCTCCCCTAATATTAAGGATGGTGTCGCTGCAGGTGGTGGCTATTACGGATTTAAACTTGCTGCCGGAGCAGATTTTTTAATGAGTGCTGGAGCTACTCTTGTAGTTATATTTGATGGTGCGTGGTTCCGCGAGATTTCAAGGACGGTAGTCTAAGGAGAAATAAGTGGTGGCTTATAGAGGATATGCATTATTAGATGCTGCTACTGGACAAGTGGCGGCAGACGCGGATGATGTTGTAATGAAAGCGACTGCAGTTCAAGCAAACCCAGCAAGGCCAGCTTGTCCGAGCATAATCATGGGAATTTTTAAGGCTAGTAAATAAAATATAGAGAAATTTAATAATTAGTGATATAATTATTGTAAGGAGTTAAATTATGGGTGACCAAAATAGAGGTGCAGTACCTAAGGGTAACATTGATGCCTCACTAAATTTACTGCAGATGGCCATGGGGATTCACAATGAACCCTATCATACTAGAGCAGCCGATTCTTTGTCTTTCTTACAAGATATCAATACTGAGCAGCGCAATTTGGCTGTGGCTGGTAGATACTGGGATCAATATGGGGGCGGATTGAGTGACGGGGATGTTGGTACTCTCCGTTTAACTTCAGACGGCAAACTGATGGTGGACGCGACATTTGGTGGAACAGTTGTTGTAAATACGGCCCCAACTAGATGGACTAGGATGTTTTATGTAGAGATGGGAGTTACGGCCGTAGATCAGACAGTCACTTTTGTTGATCCTGTCTTGGGAGCGTTTGATGCCGATGAAGTAATTATAGTTAATGACGACCCCGCAAATTCAGTATGGTTTAATTACGGGGCGGCAGCCGTTGCCGACGTTAATCATGACAAAGTTAATACATCAGAGACTTTTACTGATCAATATGTATCACCCGATATCCATCTAATTTCGGATGTTGCTGGTCCTTCTGTGGTGAGAATATGGGCAAGGGCGGAGGTATAAATGACCGATCTAAGGAAAAAAGGGTTACAATATGACGATGCAACCGTAAGCATCGGAGACACTTTTTTAGTAAAAAGGACAGCCCCGAACACTGTCGGGAAAGGCAATTTTATTTCCGAAAACGTTATTAAAGAACTGCACGAGCTTGCGACGCTTACTAATACGGAATCTGGTAGTCATGAAGTAGGGGCTACAGTAGCCACTACCACTTTTAATTGGACTTATAACAGGAACACGGACGACCCCTTTTCTCAGATCTTATCTGGCACTGATTTAACGGGTACTCCAATAACGGTAGCCGTGGCATTAAGAACTCTGGCGGGAGCATTTGCTCCTAATTTGAGTCCTGCTACCGCTACGACTTATACATATACCATGAATGCTGTTGGGGATGATGTAACGTGGGGTGCAACAATTGGTAACCCTAGTTCTAATACTACTTCCATACCATTTCTTTGGAAAATGTATTATGGCGTCTCAGCCGATGGGACTCTTTTTACTGGACCAGACATTATAACAACGATTGAACCTCAAAATGATGATTTTGCTACAAGTAAAACAAAATCGTACGCGTTTACTCCCGTGGGAGCAGACAATTATGTTTATTTCGCATGGCCAGCAAGTTTCGGGGCAGTAGCAACTTCTCTTTTTAATGGGTTGGCGATGACAGCTTGGAGTTATTCTAATGGTGTTTCATTTGGTCATGCTGCGCCGACAAACATTCCGCTTACAAACGCAAGTGGTGGAACCACAAACTACTACGTTATTAGGTCTGACAATGTATACAATGGTCCATCAACGTGGGCGATAACGTAAGGAGATAAAACATGGCCGCTTTAACAGGCATTATAGTAGGTGATAAAATAGTTCCAACAGATGACGCCGACATATACCCAACTCATCAAGCCCTTTATGGGCAAGGTGGATTACGTTCGGTAGCAGATCAGGCGACACGATTAGCAGTACCGTTGCTTCGTCAAGAAGTTGGTATGATGACCTACCAAGCTGACACTAACGATTACTACATGTTAGATACTCTACCAGGTTCGGTTGCAGGAAACTGGTCTTTAATTAATTTAACCCCATCTCCATCTTCTCATATGATTACTGATGCTGATGGTGATACTTATATAGATGTAGAAGCCACTGCTGACGATGATATTGTTCATATATTTTCAGCTGGTGTAGAAAGATTAACGATCCTACCAGCCGGAGATGTTACTATAACGGGCAATACTGTCATAGGAATTGGAGCCGCAGGGGTTGACTACACTTTAACGTTTAATGGCGAAACTGCAGATGGTATAATACAATGGATGGAAGATGAAGATTATTTTTGGTTTAAGTCTGCAATACATACATCATTGGGTACAGACATAAACGAATTTTCGATTGACGGAACCATGGCCGGTAATTCCAACGATGCCCTGCCTTCAGAAAAAGCAGTTGTAACTTATGTCGCTGCTCAAATATTGAACCATGGGTCTTATATAATTGATGCAGATGGTGATACGAAAGTTGACGTTGAAGCAACAGCCGATGAGGACACAGTAACTTTCACGCTCGCGGGTGATACGATTATGAGTTGGTGGAATGAAGGTAATAATAATTTATGGTCTTATGTAGCAAGTGATGATTCCGTTTCAACTGTCGCCGCTTACAATTTCTACACCGCAACAGCGATGACAACTTCTTCGATAGCTGATTTTGGATATTACGATGCAGTAGGTTTAGCAATCAATCCTTTAGTTAGACTTGATAATAATGGCGATGTTTTAACGATAGGCGATTTTAGAATTATAGACGCCTTCGCAACTGAACTTCCTGTTTTCGACATATCTTACAACCCCACAGGCGGGCCGGGAACTGGGTTAATATCGCTTAAAAGTTATAATAAAGGCAATAACAGCGATGGACTATCAACTGACTTCAGCGGCGGCGCAGGTGGAACTAGAACAACCACAGGCAACGGCTTTGCGGGTGGTGGTTTATTGATTCAAGGTGGCGCGGGGTCGGATGCTTTAACTCTCGGCGATGGCGGTGCGGGTGCAAGCGTATATATTGTAGGTGGTGCGGGTGGTGCTGATGCGGGCGGCGGTGATGCTGGTGCTATTGGTGGCATTGTTTTAGGTTATGACCCCGTAGGTGCAGGTAATGCTTATAATACAGGCGTTGGCATGATGGCAACCGATGTAAATACAAAACTTGGGATTACGTCCAGAAGCACGGCTGGAGCCTCTTATTTGGCTAAAGGTTATGATTCGACTGCCGCTCTGACATTTTCTTTATATGATAGTGGTAGAATGGTTTTAGGTTCTGCATCTTTCTTAGATATTTCAACAACTAGTTTTGATGGAGCGCAGTTCGTAACGACGGCCGTTCCAGTAGCAGACGCGGACGCCGCTTTCTTAATGGCAACAACTGCTAGTTATGGTGATGATACCATATTGCTATCGGTTGGGGATAATTACACAGCAGCTTACAATCAAGTATTCGCTGTAGACGCAATGGGTCAATTGTTTTTAGACAATTGGGCCACCATAGCCACAAGCGATTATGGTGCATTTATTATTACGTCTGCTGCGGTCCCAACATCTGCCGATGATGTTGTCTTCGGGCTTCTGGCCACTTCAGATATCGCTGATAACGCTTGGTTATTCTATGTGGGTCATGATTTGGGTGGCACTCCAGATGACACTTTTAAGGTTAATTCCGCTGGTAATACATACTGGGGAGATTGGCTTTCTCTAACTACAACTGATTATAAGGGCGCGATTTTCTTATCTGAAGCAAATCCCACAACTGCGGGTGATCCCGTCTTTGGTTTTTACGCAACAAATGAAATTGCTGCAGATACTTACATGCTTTTTATAGCAGATAACATGGGCACAACGCCCACAGAAATTTTTAAGATCGATCCTAATAGTCAAATGTACTTTCAAGATTGGATGAGCATTACTAGAAGTGCTGCTAATGAAGTGTTGTTCGCTGTGGATAACGGAGATAATTCCAATCAATACAATTTTGCGTTTGTCTCAGATACTACCTATTCAACAACAAAAAGCGGTTCAAAATTGCTAGACATTGGTGTTGGGTTAGCTGCTGGTACATATACTTCGGTCGATTGGTTCTGGTCAGATGGTGGATTAAATATCACCCAGCTAGATCAGCAAGATCACGATTACCACCCAATCTTACAGGTAACCACTGGATATGGGCTATCGCTTACTACAGCAACTGAACAACCAGCGGTTATATTTGACTTGACAAAGGGTCGTCAATTCGACGCAGGTAATTTTACAACACAGAGAGATTTTTGGATTAAACATTCCGCTCTTGCTACAACCGGTGGTGCGACAACAATCACAAATGGGTTTACTTTTTATGTTGATGGCCCCCCTGCCGATGATACCGTGACTCTTACTAATGCTTACACAGCAGGGTTTGAAGGAAGGTCAATCTTTGGTGAATTTGTTCTGGCTTCAATGCCAGCCTATTCAGCCGCCCAAGTAATAGTAATGCAGTGTGATGCTGCTCATTATACTTCAGCGGTGAATATAGGGTTAGTTGGTGAAGCAGAAGCCGACGTATCAGTTGGTGGTTTTGGTTTAGTAGGAGTTGGCGAAGCCAATAACCTTTATACTGGAGTGGGCGTATTTGGTAAGGGCGTTGTAAGTTCGTCAGCCGATAATGTTCCATCATACGGTAGTTGGTTTGAGGCCACGGATACGCACGGCGGCACTGGGAATACATTAGCTGGTAACATAGCCGTTTGGGCTGCCGCAACAAACAGCGATCAATTTAATTACGCTTTGTATGGTACTGGTGACATCTATTTAAATCCTACCTTTGGCGGTGGAAGATATCTAGGTAATACGGCTACTAAAGCTTCGGCTACGACCTTAGGTTTAGACATGTCTAATTACATTAATGTAACTGGAACCACCACCATAACTAGGATAGACTCCGCTCTCACAAATCAACATGCATGGACGATCGGATCTGTGGTTACATTAAAATTTAACGATGCTATTACGGTAACCGATGGGACGGCAGTTTCGGGCACGGAATACGGGCTAGCCCTTGCAGGAGGAGCGAATTTTGTTGCAGCAGATGGAGACACTTTAACTCTTGTATTTGATGGCGCGTGGTGGAGAGAAACATCTAGAACAGTTGCTTAATATTAATTAAGATGGAAGAAAGGGAGATTTCATGTCGGTAATTTATAAAGGGTACAAATATGGCGTTTTGGGATCAGATACTCCCTTAATTGATAAATTAGATAATGTAACCGTGGGTAGTTTAGAATTTTCTACCCTCATGGACCAAGTGGCTAGTAAAGCTGGTTCGGCGGCTATCCCTGCCCAGGCCAAAGCTTGGTATGTCAATTTAGCAGAACCAATTAATGGAGATGGCTCTATGAGTTCTCCATTTAATACGATTCCTCTTGCTAACGCGGCATCTGCCGACGGTGACATAATCAATGTTTATACAAATTGCTCTATTGGCACTGGAGGGGTTGCGGTTAATCCGTTAACTTCGATAGCATTAATAGAAGGCAGAGACTATAATTTTGAAAATTTTACCATTTTACAGGGTAAATTTACAATTCAAGAAGACGCAACGAGTGCATCTAGTGGTATTAGGCTGCAATTTAGTTATTTACTTTTGGATCTTGTTAGTATTATCGGAGAAGATGCAATCATAAATAATACTATTGATGCTGATATTACAATCAGGAATTCTGTTATTGTGTACTGGGGTGCGCCCATAATAAGTCCGATAAACGGTTTTTATAGAGCAGCAGGCGGAACTACTGGGGGGCTTATTATAGTAAATAGCAATATCCTTACCCAAAATATAACTTTTAATTATAAGATGATAGATCTCAGCGGCGCGAATGATGTTACTATTACTGATAGTATGTTATTGGGTGGCAACAACACCGTTATTTGGGACGCTAACGATTCTAGTTGTTTTGTAAGGAATAGTTATATAGGTAATGAATCGCTTACTGACCCAACATTTCATGTAGTCGCCTCAGCTGAGGCTAGGATATTGACTTCTACCATAATTAATGGCGAAAATTTTACAGCACTTGCACAGAATGGTGATTCTTCTACATTAGAAATACAGGGGTGCAATCGCATTGCCTGTAAAGGGCCATTGCCTGCCGTTACAAGAAATCAAAACGGAGCGATTTACATATCACCGTGTTGTCCAAATACGATGACGATAAATTTAACTATTGATGAGATCACTAATATCGCCCCATTTCAACATTCATCAGTAACCCATGCTCCAGTTGATCCTCCTACTGCGTTTGGCACCGTGGGACAATTTGCTCAGGGCGCTGGGGTTGCAACAATGTATTTTTATGATGGCACGACTTGGGTAGCAACGGCTTAAATAATTTAAGTTAATAAGAGAAGATATATATTTACACTAGAGAAGCATAAAGAAAACCATAAAAGGAGGAAGTGACTATGAAAAAGATCGATTTGAAAAAAGAAATTATGGACCTAGAAGACAAACCTATTGTGATGTCTTCTACTGATAGTACACCTATTACTGTAGGTAAGGTAGTAGCCCTAATAGTACAGAATTATAAGGGTAAAAAATTTGATCCTATTAAACTTCTTGAACTTGCTAGAAACTTTTACAAGAAAGAGATGGTGCTTTTGGACAAATCAGATTTAAATGGTGTTAAAGACATAGTTAGAGATGATGCGACTTTTGGGCCGCTCATCCGCGGACAGGTATTAGAAACCTTAGAAGAAGCCCCTGATGATGGGGAAACAAAGTAAAGGAGTTAAAAAATGGCTATTAGTGATAGAACTACTCATGTCATTAGGGACGGCATCGCCGACAAAGCAGCCTCTGATGAACTGATACAAGCAGTAGACAATGCGGCCACCGGTGTTGTTCCAGCTGGCTCGATCTCAACTTTAGAGTTGGCAGATCTCGCAGTAACAACGGCTAAATTAGGACCAGACGCAGTAGATCAAGATAAGATCGCCGCAGATGTGGCCGGAGACGGTTTATCTCAGGCAGCCGACGGTTCTTTGGAACCAACAATCGGAGCTCAGTCATCTTATTTAGCTTCTGCAGTTATGATGGCAAACGTTTTAAAGTATACGATTAATGGGCATGCCGCAGACGGTACGCTACATACAACCGCAATTGATAATGTCAATTACCCAATCATTGCAGCAGACGCTTCAGATTTTGCCTCTTTAAGAACGCTCGGCGACGCAATGCTTACGGCGTATGCGGCCCATGAAGTTGATGCAGCCCTCGCCATGGGCTGGGTTTTCCATGCAGCGCAAGAGACAGCGGCTAGCACCCTTACCGATGCTACTGCTATCATAAGTCTTGATGACGCAGTTGCAAAACTGAACGATCTCTACTTGATGTTCATCCAGCATGATGGCGACGCGACATCTCATGGCGTAGTGGGTCAGTATTATTTTGTAATACCAGCAGTTGAAAACGCAATTGGTATTCCAGCAAGCGGTGTTTACGCCTATAGCATGGGCGTTCCTGCTTCAGACATTCTTTATGTTGATATTGAAAGACCTGATTTTGCAACATTTCTAGGGGACGGATCACCCTCAAAGCCTTTTCATGAAATTCAAGATGCCCTTGATCAGATTATTTCAAACGCCGATAATGCCACTGACAAACCTTATACGATCATGGTAGCACCTGGAACATATAATGATGGTCTTGAAATGAACGACGCCCTTTTGGTTAATGTTACTATTATCGGTAGTGGTCCATCTTCAACTGTCTTAGACAACGCCGTTGGTGTAGTCTGTACAGGCAATAATGATTTATTTGCCACCTTACATTTCCAGAACATGGGATTTGCAACTGGTGACATCGTTTTTACAGGTGATACTGATGGAGCTGGTAATCATTTCTTATCAGATTGCATATTCACCAATTGTATTTTTGAAAATGGCGCGGATATTGCAGTAACAAACGCTAACATAATCAAATTTGATAATTGCACAATCGATACAAACGTAGAATTTAACGAAGTTTTTGCGGTCCTTTTTGTTGGCCCAAGTTTCACATACCCATATGCTGGGACAGTAACCGTAACACATGACAGTGCTAATCCTATTTCGGCAGACGCACTTGCTGCTGGTGACAACGCGACAAACATGTATGCTTTTAATGCACGTTGCGCGGTTACGGCAGCCAGCTTGACCCTTACACCAGCAACAGCCGGTGTGGTTAATGTCGGGTGTCACGCTGGTTCTGAATTCGGTGTTGTTGGCCAGGAATATACCATCCCCGCTAGCGTTAATGTTAGTGGTTACGCTGGTTCTTTATTTGTTGGTGATTGGGTTGGTGTTATTGCTCTAATAGGTGGTTCCATTCAAGATGGGCCTATGAACGGCATTCAGCGCAAATTTGTTGCTCGTGCAACATTTAATTGGGATGACCTCGCCGGTCCTGGTACTCCTGCCGTTTTCGCTTGCCCAGTACATATTCCTGATAATGCTATTATTACTAGGATGTGGGTTGATGTTGTTACTGGCTTTGCTGGAGATGCTGGTGGTGGAGTAACAGATGCTCAGACGATAGCAATCCATGTAGAAGGTGCTGACGATATGATAGCCGCAGTGGCTATTAATGCTGCCACTGACTGGGATGCTGGTCTTAGGCCTGGTATCCCTGTTGACACGGTAGCTTCAATGGTTAAATTAACAGACGATAGAGCAATCACAGTTACTGTGGCTGCCGCTGGTGCTGGCGATTTGACTGCTGGCGCTATGGTCATGTTTTTTGAGTACGTAGTTTCGGACTAAACGAATTAATGGGGGGTGTATATTTACACCCCCTGGTTTTATAATATAATTACAGTAGATAATTGAAAGGAGTAAGATCATGGATCTGAAAAATTTAAACACAGAGGAACTTAACCAGCTCCTAGACGAAGTCGTTGATGCTACTATCGATGAACTCGCCAAGGGTGGCGAAATTATGGCTGGTGGTCCCACAGAGCCTGATCATTCACAACCTGGCCTTAATAACGATTTTGGCGAAGCCGATGCCGTTGCAGAACAAGAAGGTGTTACCACAAAGGCTGAGGATGATGATGAGGATGATGAGGACGATGAAGACAAGAAGAAAAAAGAAGGTAACCCGTTCGCAGAAAAGGCGAATAGATCTGAGGGCGTTAATTTAATTAAAGCTCAGATGAAGGGCATGATTGACATGCAGGATGCAATTAGTAAACTTACAAACAAGGTTGAAACTTTATCTAAGGGTAAAGCCCGTGCGCGTAAATCAGCCGTTAACGAAAACGAGGTTGAAGTGATTGAAAAAGCAACAGCCCCACAAACTAACTATGATGAACTTATTAAGGCAAACAAACGCCGCGTAGCTTATACTCTTTGTGAGCTTCATAAAGCCGGTAAACTCCCTGGTAAGGCTGTTACAGATTTCGAACTCTTTGGTTCAGCCAAATTGGATGATAATCTTAAAAAGTCTATCCTACAAGAGGCCGACTTACTGAAATAAGTTTGACTTAATTTGAAAGGAGTTAAATCATGTATGAAGGAATTCAAAATGGCTTTGGAGCTCAGGGCCTTCAATACGGTCAGCAGGAAGTAGAAGAACTGGCCAAAGCTCTAACAGCTGGGTATGGATATGCTGGTGCACCAGGTGCTATGAGTGGTGGATCAACTCTAATGGTTGAGTCGCTTGAGTATACTCTCCATTCAGTAACCTGGGATGAAAGACATCTCAGAATGTGGCCTATAGTCCCTAAATCGGACGTATGGAACACAGTCCATGAATATAATAGATATACGTCACACGGTGCGCAGCTGGCTGGTGGTGGTTTTTTTGATGCTGATGCTCAGGTCCTTCCGACCGAAGTTGATGCTCAATTTAATCGTCAAGTAGCCCGCGTCCGTTATATTGGATGTACGAAAGTCGTAACACATCCAATGACATTGGCACGTACAAGTGTCGAATCAGCGGTTGCTATTGAAGCACGCGCTGGAACAAAATGGGTTTTGGAACAAATGGAACGTCAGCTTTTCGAAGCTAACGACATGTTTCTTGATCCAGTAACAGGTATTGCCGATGGCGATCCTGCTAACCTACCTGCAACTTCTTTGAAGTATAATGGTCTAGGTCAGCAGATCGTTTATGGTGATTCTGACACAGCTGCTCAGTATACTGGCTTTGCTGGTTACGGTGGCAATCCCTCATGTGTTTACAGCCTTGAAGGTGCTGTCATGACGGAAGAAGACATGGAAGCCATTACACGTAATATGGCAGAGAACTTTGGTGTTCCTAGTCATTTTTTCATGGATTTCAAAACCCATTCGGATTTGAACCGCCAATTCCAGCCTAAAGAGCGTATTAACTCTATGGGTGTTGTGAATGGTCAGGCCGGATTTGTTCTCACTGAGTTTTTCAGTGCTGCAGGCCCGTACAAAATGGTTCCTTCCCGTTTCTTGTCTCCTAAGAGAGCTTCTCTTACGGTTGCACAGAGTGGCGCTCCTGCTGGCGTTCCAACTTCAGCACTTGTTGATGCTGGCGTAATGGCAGACTCTCGCTTAGTAGCGGGTACTTATTCCTACAGATTTTCAGCTCTTAACAACGTTGGTGAATCAGTGGCTTCGGCAGCTGGCCTCGGCGCTGGTACTTCTGAAATCGTAGTCGCAGTTGATGCTAGTGGTGTACAGATGACCGTTACTGCTGGTGTTGGTGATAACAGCTCGATCTACTATGCTGTCTATCGTGCCCCAGTTGGCACAGTCGCTGGCCACGAATTTGTTGGATATGTTAATGCCACAGCCGGTGTTGGTACTGGTGGTGTTGGTTTTGATATAGGTTATTTTGACGCTGGCTTGTCATCGGGTTATCTCCTTGACCTTCAGCAGTCAGAACTCGAATGGAAACAGCTTGCACCGTTGATGAAGATGAACCTCGCGGTTCTCTCTCCGGCAATCCGTTTTATGGTTCTTCTTTATGGTATGCCTTTGGTATACGCACCGAAGCATCACATGATTGCTCGTAATATCGGCCGCATGTAATCTGTAGACATTATATACTAATACTAAATGGGGACTCTAGGGTCCCCATTTTTGTATTTGTGGACGATAGATTGTGATATATACTTTTTATAGGAACATAATTATAATAAGAATAAAAAAAGGAGAATGATATGACGAACAAAGACGGAGTGTACGAAACAGACATATTGACTTTGATGCCGTATCTACAAATGCACGGGTTGAAATATTTGGACCACGAGGTCAAAGATGACGAAGGAAGGCTTAGAGTTGTTGCACGTTTCGTTGACCCCAGAAACATTGGTTCTGACTTAGCAATGTCTTGGAATAATTCAGACGAAAAACAGTACCGCGATTGGTGGACATTTTTCAGAAACGAAATTGACAAGGCACTTAAGGAGATTAAATAATGCCTAGTAACCTTTCACTTAGAATTGTTGGAGATTGTGATCAAGGATTGATCGAGCAGTTTACGTTTTATTCTGGCGAAACTCGCACCCTCCGATTTCAAGTATATGATGATAATAATAACCAAAAAGTATGCGTCCCTTCAACAGCCGTAAAAACAGTGACGATACCTGCGGTAACAGAAGCTGACATTGAGATTCTCGATGCTGATATTACTCAGGACGCAAACTGTCCTTCAGTTTTTGGAGTTGATTTAGATGCTACACAAACAGGGAACATAATGACAGGTTGGCTTAAGTTCGAATACGTCGATGCGGGCCTCACGCGTATTGCTTATGCCGACTTTGTAATTAAAAAAATGTTGACCTAAGAGAGGGGTGAGCATGCCAGACGGTAACGGTTCAAAATTACTGAGCGAAAACATAGATGCAAAAACTTGGAAAGGCTATGTCGTTCGTTTATTAGAAGATTTGTCTGTTGATGTGACTGAAATTAAAAAAACGCAGATTAATAAAGAAGAATTTGAAGATTTAAAGATAAAGATAAGCAAGGTACCAGACAATGAAGTGATTAATAGAGTTATGAAAACGCTATACGGTAACGGTAAAGAAGGTTTGGTAATAGAAGTAAAAAGACTGGCTATATCACATAAAATCAAAAGTAGTTTTTATGGGGTTTTAGGTGGGGGTGGTTTCGCGGCAATCATGACTCTCCTGTTTTTTTTACTTAGGGGGCACATTTAATGGGAAGAAAAACTTGTAAAATTGTTCCTGCTCCAAAAGCAGTAACTAACTCAGGGTTTCAACGCTCTGGGCCACTTATTACCCCATCAGAAGTTAAAAAGAACTTTCTCTGGGGTATTCCTCTTGTTGATCCTAGTGGTGTTGAAATGCCGATGTCCATTATAGAATACCATCATGGCGCTGCGCTGTCACGTATTGAACACAAATTAAACATTACAGTTACTCCCACTACTTATATTGATGACCGAGATTACAGAGCCGAAGATTATGATAAATGGTTTTTTATGAATTTACGTCATAAACCCATTAGTGCTGATCCGGAAGACATTTCAATAGAAATTCAATATATTAGGGATACTACTCTAATTGAACTACCAAAACAGTGGTATCGTATTTATCCAGAATTTGGACAAATTCAAATGACGCCAACGTCTGGAACCATGGGTCAGTTTTATATTGCAAAATCTGGAGCTATTTTGCCCGGAGTTTGGGGTATGAAAAAAGATTACCCACAGCTTATTAAAGTTACTTATGTTGCCGGGTTTGCGCGTGATGAAATCCCCGCAATGATTAATCAATGGATTGGGTATGCTACAGCCGTAGAAATCATGAGACTTGTTAGTGATGTTATTCTTGGCATGCCAGGAATCGGCGGCTATTCAATTGGTATGGATGGATTATCACAAAGTTTAAATCGCGAAGGTTTTGCTCAACGCATAGAGATGTATGAAGGTAAGATGGAAGAACTTGCTAATGAGCTAATACAATATTATAAACCTTTTGAATTTTCGACGTTATAAGGAGTTTATTATGAATAAGGCTAGGCCTGGAAGTCGTACTACAAGTCGATCCCGCACTGTTGGTAGAGGGTCTGCATACGGAGTACGTAAAAAAGTTTCCCAATCATTGGGTGGTTCACACTCTATGTTAGATAAAATTCGTCAGAGACGTTATAGAAAAGCTAATCCTCCTCTGGACATTGCAGACTGTAAAGGTCAAGATTGGTCTACTAGTGTTAGTAAAGGCCGAGTTTGGGAGTCAGCTAAAGAGAAGACCAAGACGGCGCTACCAGAAAAAGTTTCTTGGAACCATGATAAAGTTGGGGATGCGGCCTATAAATTGGCTGAGGGCTCTAAATACGGGTCTTTGTTTAGACACACAGCTAGGAAAAAAGCCAAGGAATATAGCCAAAAACTTGAGGGACATGTAAATAAACATTACAGCAAAATGAAGGCTACATCTCCCATGGATACCGCAGGGTCAGCGGTTAAAAAACCGGAATCGGCCTCGCCTAGAGCTGAGCCAGAATCTGAAGGTAATAAAAAATTTAGAACATGGATGGAGGGGACGGCCGCGAAATCAGAAGGTAAAGCAGATTTAAGAAAGCCTACCCTTATTAAAAAATCTTTAGAAGAAATTGTAAGAGCTAAAGTGGCAGAAATTAGATCCAATAGGGCTGAAAAAGCATGGGGGGCGGTGGCCAGTATCGCAGCTCCAATCATTTTGGACGTAATTGCTAGCAAAGTTAAAAAGAAACCAAGGAATCGCAAGCAGAAAAAGGAGATGATCTAATGGTATACTTATATAGAGATGATGAAAGTTTCACCGACGTTATTGCAAAGTCAATAAGAGAAGGTGAAATAGAAAATGAAATGGAAAAGGGATTTGGCAGCGCTGGTGCTAAAATTGGAGCAGTGGGCGGGGCTACTTTAGGCCCTCTTGGAGCTCTTGGTGGCGCAATCGCCGGTGGAGCAGTTGGTAGTGTTGCGGACGCAACTGTTAATGCCGGGTCAAAACTTATCCACGGTTCTTCTGAAAAGGCTAACGGTGGACAAGCTGAGATGTGTAAATCTAAAGAACATCAAGAAGCCATTTTTAGGGCTAACATTGACTTGATTCGTGGTAATCCATCTCCTTGTGAAAAATCATCGATGGTGGACCCAGATGCAAATAAACCACCAAAAACTGGGACAGCATACTAAAGGATTAATATGTCTTTAAAGGGTAAAACCCCAACTTTTTCTGGATGGAAACTTCAGAAAAAGTATCCATTTCAGGGTTTACAGATCTCGGTTGAAAACCGCAAGGGGTCTGTGCGTGAATGGACCGACAGAAACGGTCGGTCGGGTACTACAAAGATGTGTCATGATTATGGATACATTAAACGTACCCTTGGTAAAGATGGAGATCACATAGATTGTTATGTTGGCCCCGACAAAGACTCAGAAATGGTCTTTGTAGTTCATCAAACCATTGGTGGTAAGCACGACGAAGACAAAATTATGTTAGGATTTACTAATGAAAAAGAGGCCAAAGAGGCTTATTTAAAACATTATACTAATAGTTCTTTTTGGGGAGGTTGTACTAAAATGACCGTTGATGAATTGAAGGAAAAAATAATCGGCAAAGAGGTTAAGAAGATAGATAAAGCTTGGTTAAAACAAAATATTTCTAAGCGCATATCAGACGCCATAATACAAAAATCAACGCCAGAAAAATTCTCTATGGAAGACGCTAAACACGTAGGGGACAAATTGAAACTAGACTGGGGTAAGTATGATCAGCATCAATTTCATATGGGTCTGAATGTTGAAGTAGAACATGGTTCTCAGAACAAAAAGACTGACGTAACCCACGATAATGAAACAGCCACAGCCAAGATTGCTATTGCTCATTTGGATGAGATGCCAGATTATTACACTAAACTTAAGGAAATGGAAAAATCCAGAGGTAGTAAAAAAGACAAGAAGAAAAAGGGGAAGTAGGGCGCTAAGAAAAAAACGAATGTTAAAGCTGACAAGCAAGGAGCCCCAAAAGCTAAGGCTAAGAAAAAAGGCAAAAAAATAAGAAATTTAAAAGTCTCTAGCCAATCGGGTCGTACGCTCCCCTGGAATCCTAAATCTAAATATACGGAAAATGCCCATAATCGGCGTCCTCCTTCCGTCCCTAAAAAAGCCAATGCAAGACCTTATAGTGTGACTGGTAACCCAGACAGAGTAACCCACGTTAGTAAAAAGACATCTACGCCCTCTGCGATGATTGGGCCTAAAGAGACTAGAGGACAAAAACAGAGTTCAAGTGCGGGCGATACTACAACACATGCTAAGAGAGCCGATAATTCAAGGAGTAAAATGAGACAACGTCGCCATTACATGAAAAGTAATTTGGAAATTACCACGGATAATATTGAATCATATAAAATTGTGTTTAAAAACATACTTCGTAAAGCCCTAAAGATTGATGAGAAAAGCAATAAGATCGCTAAAGCGGTCGAGGGTTGGTACACTAAGAATAAATTATTAAAAACTAGGGAATTATAATGGCTGGTAATAGTAATAATAGATATCCAAGAAACAATCCTTATCGTAAAGATCCGGAATTGCATTTTGACCCTATAGCTTTCAATGCTTTAATAGCTCAACACGGAATCCGTGTTCAAATTGAAAAGACTTCTGTGTGTCCTAATTACAAGGCCACAGTTGATTCTATGCAGCATGATCCAAACTGTACTCTTTGTGAAAATGGTTTTGTTCATTATGATCCAATTGAATGTTGGGCGGTGTTCCAACAGAATGCTTTAGTTAGGGCCTTTTTAAAGGAGGGCATTTTTGAGCCCGGACAAGCCCTAATTTCGATTCCAACTATTGATGATGATGGAGGCCAGATTTTAGTTTCTTATTTTGACCGTATTACACTTTTAGATCAAGAAGAAAGGTTTTATGAGCTTTTGAATAAGTCCGATGGAGACATGGATTTATTAAGGTATCAAGCATTAAAAGTTTTGTATGTGATGGACCGAAATGGTAAAGAGTATAAAGAAGGAAGTCATTTTAAACTTAGTAGAGATGGAAACATTGTCTGGGAACCTGGTAAGCCCAGACCTAACGGAAACCCCGAAGAGGGTATCGGAGAGGCCTTTACAGTAAGCTATCTGTTTAGACCAGTATATAGGGTCTTAGAATTAATGCATGAGGGTAGATACTCTCAACAACTTCGTTCGCCTGGGAAACAAACTATCAGATTCCCACAGTTTGCATTAATTAAAAAAGATTACTATGTTACTAAAAAGGACGTAAATGGATTACCTTTTAAGCCTCCTGTCGAGCCTCAAGAAATTGACCATGAAATTATTGAAACCCCACTTGATTATTAAAAAGGCCAAGGAACGCATTAAGGCAAAGTATATTGGTGAATCTATCCACTATAATCCTACTACTATGGAAGAGGTCGGACGTTACCAACTTTATGATGCTACTGGTGAATGGCAATCAGCAAAAAAGCATAAAGAAAATTTTGTGCAAAAAATTGCCCACAAAGTGGTTAACAAAATCAAGGGTGGTACTTCTGTTAAAAAAATCGCCCATGACACAGTACACCCAGAAGAAAAAACGGTCAATGAGGTTGTAAAACCACGCACGGATGACGATATTAAAAGGACAATATCAAAATGGCCAAAGAGTTAGTTTTAGACATGGCTGGGTTACTCTATGCTGGAGATTCTACAAGAGGTAAAAAATTTGAAGAGAAGATCATTAAGGCTTTTCAAAGTTCAATAGAGTCTATCGCCGTAGAAGCACATCGAGATATCCAACTTAAAGCCATTCGAAAAATTAAAGATAAAAAAATCTTGAATGCCTATCTAAAAGGTGTGTTCTATAAAAAAATGGACGTGCATTATGGTTATATAGAATATCATGTTGGAGTTAAAGGTAAAGCATTTAAATGGGATACTGGAGTCCCGGATCATGTAGCCGCATTGCAGAAGGACCAACCGCAAAAATCTACCACTACTCCCAATAATAATGTGTTTGGCGATGCCCGTAGAGCTCCCAATTTACATGGGGAGTTGCAGGCTTTACAAAATCGCAAGAACGACACCCAAAAGGCTGTTACAACATCTAAAAAGATAGCTAAAACCAAGCCCCCGCTTAATTTTGAGGGGTATCAAATTATGCCCGAAGTATATCTATCAATTAAATTAAAAATAGATACTTTAATAGCACGAACATTTAGTCGCGGTATTTAGTAATATATAATTTTTTAGTAATGAGTATAATTATTCCAGAAATAATTTTAGAGGGAATTTTTCATGAGGGTTTTAGGCTCTTGCGGGAGAATCCCGAAAAATTCAATGACTGGTTAGGTATCTATAAAGAAGATTACCTAGATAACCATTATGGCCAAGACACGATCAATAAAATAAAGACTTACATTACTGATAATCAGATACCAATTTTACAAGGGTACCATGATGTGCCTTCTAAAATACCTTGTGTAACTATCACTACTTTAAATTTTGATGAAATGCAAGATAAAGCTTATCTTGGTGATTATGGGTATACAGAGGATACTTCTACTGATCCTGAAATCATATTGGAGACTATAACCATTGATAGTTATGATGACGATACTGGGTTTATACATCTTGATGCGGGAACTGTCTTGGACAGCGTTTCTACTGGTCAGCTTTTTAGGGACACTACTAATACTTCTTATGCTATCATTGCAATGATAGATGAATCGGGCAAAAAAATCATAGGTGTGGCTCCTGGGTCTGACATTGATGCCACCGGCACTGGTGAAGTCATTAGTAATATCTCTTTTTATAGAGAGAGGCACCTTGAAGTACCGGTACAGCATCGCCTTTTAATTAGTGTTCATACTGAAGATGCATTTATGACCAAAAACCTTCATTATTTACTAATTTATATTATGTTATCAGAGAAAACACGTCTAACTAAAAGAGGACTTGTTTTAACTACGTGGGCAGCCAGTGATTTTACTAGAGATGAGATGAAATTACCAGAACACATTTATACTCGTTCCTTAGACATATATGCCTACACCTTCTTCCAATGGTTAGAAGCTAGGGATCGCATAGCTGGTGCTATTAGCGATAAAGTACGCGTCCAGAAGGATATTTACCCCCGTGAAGATGGTGATATATTTACAGTAGATACTACTGAGGATGAGTAAGTATATATGATTATCTAGGAGTAGCTATGGTTATAAAAGAAAAGTATACTGAAAAAATCAAAAAAGATGAAAAGAAAGATGAGGCGATCATGTCTGAAGTGGTAGATAAAAAGATTATCGAGGAAGTAAAACTTCCAGAGAGAAAAACGTCCAGCGAGAAGCCCAAAGAGAAGGAAAAGAAAAAGACTAAACAAACTAAGGCGGTGGTAATTCATGACGAAGTAATTAAATCTACTTCTAATGAACCTCTCCGTAGCTTTGATGTTTGGTTTAATTCAACTAAATCGAAAAAACATTGGTATAAATCAATGAAACTTTTCGCTGAATCTAAGAGTGCTAAACCCCAGATGACAATAAAAGAGTGGGAAGAACTTTTTAGCACATATTAAATAAAGGAGTAGGCTATGTCAATTAAAATTTCTTTTAATGGAGCCACTATCTATAGGCCTGGTGCTTATTCTAAAACTACAGTTAATGTTTTAGGGGGATTCCCACTTTCCGACACAGGTATTGTCGGCATTGTTGGAGAAGCCATTGGTGGGGCTCCTGGTGACGCTACTGGGATTGGAGTACAGTCTTATTATGTAACTCAAATTTCCAATTTAGTGGACACCTACGAAAGCGGTCCTATTGTGGATGTCGCTAGAGCGCTTATTAGCCCAGCTAGGGATGCTAGGGTACCTAATGGTTCTCAAATGGTTAGAATTTGGAAAACAAACAGTTCAGTACAAGCATTATCGGCCGTTACAAACATTGATACTGTAGATGATGACTATTATGACATGACAGCATCAAATTATGGTGAAAGTGGAAACCTAATTAGTTATTACATTTCGGAAGGGCTTTCTCTTGATGATGAAGGCACTATCGTTTCTGATACCGACATTACTTTCCCATTAACCATCACTGACGCTGATACTCTTGTTGTAATTAATGGCGCAGTTACATACACATGTACATTTGCTACCGCCCCTGGCGGTTCAGTAGCTATTGCTACATTAGCTGATTTAGTTACATTGCTTAATGGCACGCCCGTTGTGGTTGGTGCAGACACTGCAACTCCAACATGGGCACCATCACAGCCAGTCACTTTTGTGGCTTCTGGCACGGCCAAAATCTCTTTTACTATTGATCCTGTAATTATCACGGCGGCTACGTCATTGCATGAATATTCGATGTTATCAGTAGGCGTAGGCGTTGGTGGAGTAGAAACTGATCTTAAATTAACGGTTGCATCGGCGATTAATGCTACTACATTAGTAGTTACTCCTGGTGGAGCTGGTCCCGTCCGTGGTTCACGTGGTGGAAGGATTGTTGTTATTAATAAAAATGACACCGTTGAAGCAATTGATGAAAATCAAAATGACGTGTACATGTCGATTTATTACACGGGTGCCGGTACTCCTGCCGTTATGGACATTAAATTGTCGGGCGGCTTGAAACATCTCACAACAACTTGTACAGGTGTTGCAGCAGATGACCTAGACCTTACTCTTGAGAATTACACAATTAAAGAATTAGTTGATCTTATCAATAATAACGCCAGTTATACATGCGTTACGACATACGGCAATGCTTCAATTCGTAATGCCGCATGGCTTGATTGGTACAGTGCCATTAATATCGAAGATTTACCTGTTGACCTTAAGGGTGCGCAGCTTGAAATCCAAGGTAACATCAATGATCAGTCTAGTTTAGTACAGGTTGAACTCATCGATGAAGTTTATGGAGCGGTAGAAATTATTGCGCCCACAGCAAAGCGTTATTTTACTGGTGGTGTTAGAGGATCTTCGGCTAATACCGATTTTCAAAGCGGTTTTGATGCTTTACTTTCATACCGTTGTAATACGGTTATGCCGTGTATATCTCAGGATGGTACCGAGGACGTCACAGATGGTTTAACAGACGCGGGCTCCACATACACGATTAACTCGGTTATAGCACAAGCTGACACGCATTGTCGTACAGCTTCTAATACAAAAAATCGTTCAGAGCGTAACTGTTATGTTGGTTATAAAGACACCTTCTTACTTTCCAGAAACGCTGCCAAAGCAATGAATTCAGAATTCACTACAATGGCATTACAAGACATTAGTTTTGTTACTGAAGATGGCGATCTAGCCACTAAACAACCCCACGTACTTGCTGCCTGCATGGCGGGAGTACAATCCGGTACAGAAGTTGGCGAGCCAATTACTTATAAATATTTAAATATCTATGGTATTAGTCATGAAGATTATGATTCAAAACAAGACGTTGACTCAGCAATTGACGCTGGTCTTTGTGTTGTTGAAGAACCTGATTCTGGTGGGTATCGTATCGTGGTTGGTAACACAACTTACGGTAAAGATGCCAATTTTACTTTTAATAGAATTTCAGTCATGGAAGTTGCTCATTATGTAGCTTACAATATGAGAAATCAGCTTGAGGCCATTTTTATTGGTACAGGCAGACAGAGGAATTCGACAGCAACTCAGTCCGTAGTGAATGTTACCGCTTCTATACTTGGTAATTTCAGAAGTGCTGGTTTGTTGGTTCCGGATGAATCTAACGGTTATAAAGGCTATAAAGATCTCATGGTTTCGGTTACAGGTAATTCGGTTTATGTTGATGTTATCATTACACCACTCCAGGGCATCGACTTCATTTTGGCCAGGATAACGTTGGATAATATTCGCGACAGCGCATAATAAAAGGAGGTTATACAATGCCTAGTAATACTGTTAGTGGAGCCAGAGTAGTTTTTAAATTAAGTGGTAAGAAAGTCGCTTGGGCAACCAGTGTTTCTTATACCATTACGCATGAACATCTTCCTGTTAATGTTTTGGACATGTTAGAACCAGTGGAATACTCAGAAACCGCGTATTATGTAACTTTTAGTGCGAGTGGCTTTAGAGTTCCTACTTATTCGGTCATTGGTGAAGGATTTCAGCCTAAATTGGCAAACATTCTTACTCAGCCAGAATTAACAGCTGAAATCACTGATAAGATTAGTGGTACTACAGTTCTTACTGTTCATCGTTGCAAAATGATCGAGCGTTCTGGTGCGGTTGGAGCACGTGATCTAGCGACAGAAAGTTACAACTTTGTTGGAATCACTGCTGGTGATGAAGGTTGTGAACAAGATCCAGGTACAAGTTCTTCGGGTTCTTAATCTGAGGATTTATTGATGGAGATAATTTACTTCTGGGCCCCCTATTGTATCTAGGGGGCCCAATTTTATATGAAATAAGTATGATATATAATTACAACATAAAAAGAAAACAACAATTTTAAAAGGAGAATTATTATGGATAATAACCTACCGTCGATTGAATTTTCATTTTCAATTAAAGAAAAAGGTGAAGAAACCGGAGAAGAGTACGCTGGCGATTTCCTTTATAAACGTTTAACAATCACAGAAAAAGCCGAAGCACAAAGGTGGTATAATCGCAACGTCGGTGAAGAAGCAGTTGATGACAACATTAAGATGGTTTATACAATATTGTCGTCAGTGCGTTTTGGTGTTATTACTGCGCCAAAATGGTTCACAGAATCTGATAATGGCGCTAACATGTACGATTTTAATGTCGTGGGCTCGATTTTTGAAAAAATTCAAGAGTCAAGCGTGTCTTGGGCCGAAGAAGTTAAAAAAAGGGCCGCAAAAGTAAAAATTAAAAAAACCCAAGACGTAGAAGAAGATACGGACGACAAAAAGGACGAATAAATGTCATCCTCTTATACTTCTTTAGAAAATGCTTTAATGCGTCTTGCGTATGATTTAACCTATAATCGCAGTGTAATGTCGCTGTGTGTATGGTGGTCTCAGAATTATAAAAAACCCATATTTCACAATAACTTGGGTGATTATTTAGAAGAAGAACTTATGCTTGAATGGTTTGTAAATCGTTTCCTGCATGATAAAGAATTCAAAAAACAGTGTGAATTCGGTATTTTGAACATAGACGAGTTAGACGAAGAATGGTTAGAAAATGAAATGGGAGATGTTTATAAGCCACCGGTAACTGATCTGGAAAAGCAAGCCAAAAAGGTTATCGCAGACATGAAGAAAGAGGGTGGCGAAATTCATGAAGACTTTACAGATTTTAAAAAATAGTGTAATAGTTATTGGGGTAGTAATTTTTCTTTCTTTGTTTTCTACCATTTCTTACGCTCCAATTCACGAGATCGACGTAATTGAAGAAGTCCAGCAGTGTCTTGTCCCAGAACCTCTACCAACAAAATATATGCAAAGAGCACTAACTAGAACCCTAGAATATAGATTAGATGTTATTGCGGCCCTAAAAGAAGAAGAATTAAATCCTACTATCCAAGAGGTTTCCGAAGTGTTGGCTACCATTGCTCATGAATCAGGTGGATGGAAGCATGCTAAGGGTAGCAGTGGCGAAGTAGGACTAATGCAATTAATGCCCTCAACAGCTCGTTTAATGAGAGTTAACCCGCATAAACCATACCAAAACATACTTGGGGGAATAAGATATAGAAAACATCTTCGAGAGGATTTTGGTTTTTATGGAGAGAAAACTTTAGCGGCCTACAACGCGGGTCCGGGGAACGTTCAGCGCGGATATGTCCCCAAAAAATACATTAAAAGTGTAAAAAAATGGGCTAAAATTTTTATAGATATACTAGAGTCTGATTATTCTATACGATTTTTAAAGAAGGAAAATATATATGGCCGATCATGAAAGTATTGTAAAGATTAAGGCTGACCTTAAAGAATTTATTAAAGACGTTCAGACCATTAAAAAGTTAGTTGGTGATACTAAATGGTCTAACGATTTTACTTCTACTCTAAGGAAAGATGCCAACAAATTTATTAAAACGTCTGCGTCCGGTCAAGCTTCAGAATCCAGAACTTTAAAGAATCTCGCAAATCAACCGCTAAATGACTGGAACATAGCTAAAACCCACGAAGCTGCTTCAAACTACAGGGAATGGTCTGGCATTAATAGGGCCGCTACTCAATTTAATCGTCAAGTGGGTTCTGATCCGGGTGGCCACACTACTGCATGGGGACACGTTAGAAACACTGGTGGTGCAATGGCCGGAGCCGCCATGGGCGGTAACGGCATGTGGGGCAAAGCCGGAGGCATGACTGGGGCCATAGCAGGTGGTATGCTGCCGTGGGTTACCGCTGAACAAGGTGCTAGAGCTGGCATGGGTGTGGGCGGGATGCTGCAAAAGGTTTCTGATCGTGGGGAAAGCGGCCGTATTGCACAGATGGAACAAAGATTAAAAATTTATGCTCGCACCACTCTTGGACCAGATGCAGTGACGGGTGAATTATATAGCGGTGCTAGCAAAGGATACACCAGCGGCCAATCCATGAATGTCATGGACAAATTATCTAAATCTGGACCCGGTGCTGTTGGTCTTACCCAAAGTACCATGCGGTTTGCTCGTGCTGCTGGCGTGGACCCTTCCTTAATGACTGGTGGAATTGGAGGAATGCGTGAAGCCGGCAGAACTGGAGGAAAGTTAGAATCTTCATTTGTAGATAGCATGGCTGAAGCATTCGCCGCTGGAATAAAGACATCAGATTTACCAAGGTTTTTAGAAGAACAAGTAAAGCTCTTAAAACAATTGGGTCCGGCAGGGTTATCTCCGACCACCATGACAAGAACCATGGCCAGTCTTTATGACCAAAAAGGTTTTCTGTCTACTCCTGGTCGCGTAGGGGGCATGGCTGGCGCTCTTGGCAATCTTGGTAATACCAAACATAACGTCTGGATGAACGAAGTTATAAGAAAAATGACTGGCGGAAAAGCCAATTTATTTCAAGCTAAAGGTATTCAGGCGATGGGTCCTTTCTTTGGTGAATCCGACATCCCTCACGCAGCCAAAGATATCCAGCCAATGTTAAGAGGCATTTTAAAACAGGGTGGCGGGGCGTCTATGTTTAAAGAGATGGCCAGCATGGCTAAGGGTTTAACTGGTGGAATGGGTGAATCTGGGCAGGTGGAATTTTTAACAAGAGCTTTTCCAACCGTTTTTCAGGGAGGCACTAAGGGTCACAAAAGCGCAGTCGCCTTTATGAGACAGATGGGCAAAGTAAGTGGATTAGAAGATGAAGAACCAAGTGAGCGTAGAACAAGGGGGCTAAATGCGGCCCAAGCTCGTTTAGATGAAATGTCTGGCACACTTGATTGGAAATATAGAAAATCCATAGCTAGACGAGACACCGCCATGGAACACTTTTCAGAGGCGGGGCTTGCTGGTGAAGCTGAAATCATTGATGCCTTTGCTGTCCAATCAGGCATTGATAAGGCTCAGATTACCAAAGACATTGGATCAATTAAAAATCTTGTGGTTACGATAGCCAAGTTTAGTGGTGGTCTTGGTGGTAGCGCATTCAAGCTTATATATGAAACGATTAGGGGCGACGGTGGTTCTACAGGATTGGGTGGCCCTTTAAAAAACATTTCGGGAAAATACAGTAAAACAAAGGGGCTAAACTCTACAGAAAAAAGGTTAGCTGGATTTTTAGATACTGACAAAGATGAACTTGCGGACTTCCGTTTACAAGCAACCGCAGCCGGATACTCTGACCAAGAAATTAATGAGCACATAGCTCGTATGTCTCTTGAATCTAATGGCGGAACACAATTATTAGGCGATGTGGGTAATAAAAATGGGCCAAGCGTTGGTTGGGGTCAATTGTCTAAAGCCACAGCTAAGAGAAAAGGCTTTGACTGGGAGCGGGCGCAAAGGGATAATGTTTATAATGCCATGGCCACACTCGCAGTGGCTGGGGAAGATAATGGGTCTACATTTAGTGCTAGAAATAAGACATACAATAAAGGCTCAGGCTACGATGAAAAAGTTCAAAATGAGATGCGTAATTTGATCACTTTACAAGAGAAAACGTTAGAAGCCATGAAAGCGATAGAGGGTTCTAATGGTGCTATGGCCAAAGATTCTGCACAGACAGGTTTACAATCTGCTAATATGTACGATCTACTCCCAGGAGAATAATTAAAAACATAGAGGAAAATAAAAATGGCAAAAAGAGCACAGATATTACATTCAATAAATAGTCGATGTAAAGTCATCATATGGCATTTTAAAGATAATCAAGAAATTACTAAAGATAATGAAGACGATCTCAATTATGAAGGGACAACTTATACCTTCTCTAATGAATCGTCTGGTTCATCTCAAGCTGATAATCCAGTAACTTCTGTTATGTATAGAAAATCTATGTCTAACAGTCCGGGTGAATTTAAGGTCACATTTGCCCCTTCTACTAATATCTTAAAAAAGGCTTGTCCGGGGGATTGGATAGCGATATATCTTACACAGGGTAGTAATGACTCAAAATCTGCGTCAGCCCCTGTTTCTGCTTACGAAACTGTCACTCCGGTTACTTATACTCAATCACTTGATGGCACAGATAGACAAAAGACATATTACTGGACCCCAAGCCAAAGAAAATTATTTGAAGATCGACAAAAAGAGAGATTTCCGAGCAAAAACGATAATATTGCGGCAGCATTTCAGGCCGGAAGATCTAATGGATACCTCTTTATAAATGATGCTGATGCTTTTGACCAATTAATTCAAAGTGGGGGGCTAAACGCACCACCAATATCTGTAGAGCCCGACAATTTAGATGGTTGGTCTTTACGATGTTTAGGTAACATAAACCGTTCCGCTCGTTCTGAAAACATTAATGCACTTGGTACTAGAATAACTCAATATGTTGTTAGTGGGTTTGATTTTACTAAAGTTTTTTTTGATACAACCATTTACTTAAATCAATGGATTGGTGAAGATTTTAAGTACCAAAAATTAATGCAAGATGTGTTTAAGCCAACCAAGGATGGTATGAAACAATTACCACAGGGATGGATTGAAGGCTTTGTTAATTTTTTTTTAGGACCAGGAGTTAAAACCCCCATAACGCGGTTAACTCAACAATGGCACATCCCCAAACCGATGGCCCAATATTTTGGTGCCGGTGGTACTAGTGGTCCTCTATTTTATAATATTTTACAACAGAATTACTTAAACCAAATTGACGGCGCTAGGATTGATTGGCTATTCCCTCCATTAACAACTTTGTGGCAGATGATGTTAACGCATTCACATCCCGCCATTAATGAATTGTTTTGTGAAATTGATAATGGTAGACCAGCACTAACTTTGCGCATGCACCCCTATGCTTTTAAAAAATACACAGACCCTAAAAAACAGATTTCTGACATATCTTATTTTATGGATTTAGCTCAAGTAGAGGTACCACTTGATTACATTATGAATCTTAATATTGGGTTGTCTGATCATGATAGGAAAAACCTGTTTTTTTTAATAGCCGCCGGAGATGGGCAAAACAATCATGAACTGTCTGCGGTATCTTTACAATCAGAAGACTTAATCGTTGAAGGTTCATTAAAAAGATACGGCACACGTATAGATGTTGGTGAGAGTAGATTTTTAACTTTTTCCACAAAAAAAGGCCCTAATTATAAATTATTGCATGCCGTTAATTTATTGAGAAAACATTGGTTTAAAAACAACCAATGCCTTTTAAATGGTTCGCTAACCATGATTGGTAATCCAGACATAAGGATTGGTAAACGATTAAAAATCCCATCTACTGAATCTACGGGGGGTTTTGATCAACATTATTATGTTGTACAATATACTGACCAATGGGAATATCCTGGGGTTTGGACACAGACGGTCGCCCTTGACAGGGGGATTTTCATTAAAAACGGCTCTGAAACTTATTCATGCGACGTAGAAACGGACGATTATTCTTCTACTGGTCTAACTGTGATAAAGGGGATGAAAAGATGATAATAATGCCAGATGGTTCTGTTGTTAGTAGCGGGGTCAAATTGCCACAAAATAGGACGACCGAAGCGGTATCAAATCGATCCAGTGGCATTCTAGAATGTAAAGTTAATGAAACTCTATACATAGACGATGACAGGAATACTACCAAGGGACTAGACGTCCCACGACTACAATACAATTTAGTAGTAATAAGTAGTGGAAATCACCAAGGCAATATACTTTATAATGTCATGGATGAATCTCAAGGTGGAGGCATAAATGATAACTCTGAAACCGTAAGAACAGCCGATCCAGATTATCAACCCGATGGTGATTATTCAAAAAATTATTTAAGATCTTCTGGGGACATGGTTATTGTAAGCTTTAGTGGAATTCGCCCAATCATTACTGGATCTAAATCACATCCTAAAAATAAATCAAGCGCTACTAAAGCCAAAGGGGTCACACACACAGAAGAATTTAATGGTATTAAAACTAGTGTTGATAAATTTGGCACGCACACCATTGAAAACGTTGGCGGCCCCCAAAATGCTAGCGGGGTACGTTCCACGCCTTTAGCCATTGGTTCAAAAATGCAAATCACAAAAGACGGCGCGATGGGAATGGTTAGGGGTCAGCAAAAGATGGTCATGGACAGACTGGGTGCTATTAATCTAAAGGGGCCAGGAGATAATGCCATGACCATGGCTCAGGGTGGAGCCATGAAGATTAAAAGTCAGACCATGAACATAGCCCCAAAACAAGCCCTCAATATTAAAAGCCAATTAACTAAAATTGGTAATAGTGGTACGCAGTCAGCAAGAGTTGGAGACATGGTCGTTGGAACAGGCAATCAAGGTGGACCAGTAATGTCGAAAATTATAAACGGATCATTCCTCAGTTTGGTGGGTTCATGAAACAATGTTATTGCGGGCAATGCTTTATGCCTAATAAATTTAGACCACAACAGGAATATTGTTGTAAGCGTTGTGCACGACTTGTGGCCAAGAAACGACACTACCAAAAGCACAAGAAACGCATTAGCCAACAAAAAAAGGACCATTATGAAAAAAATAGAGATGACATTTTAGCTTCTCAAAAACAATACAACATAAAAAATCGCAAACAAATTTCAGAAAAGAATAAAAGATATTATCTACAAAATAAAGAAAATTTTAAAGAATACGGTATACAATATTATAAAGAACACAAAGATAAAATTATTGCTAGAAATGTTAAAAATAATCGACGAAGAAGAAAGACTGACATTAATTATAAACTCAAATGTAGTCTCAGACGTCGATTAAACAATGCTTTAAGGGGAGATCCTAAAGCCGGTTCGTTTGTACAAGATTTAGGGTGTTCAATAGAGGAATTTAAAAAATACTTAGAATCTAAATGGTCTAAAAACATGTCTTGGAGTAATTATGGCCTAAGGGGTTGGCACATAGATCATATAATTCCACTTAGTAGTTTTAATTTATCAGATAAAAGAGAATTTAAAAAGGCGGCCGACTTTACTAATACTCAGCCTATGTGGTGGAAAGAAAACATTAGTAAAGGGGTCAGTTTAGTAGGGAGTTAATATGCCAGTAGACATGTCTAATGAGGACACTAGAAGAGCTGTTTCTAGAAGACTTATTAAATTATCAAATGAAGTTAGTATTATGACCGAGGCGGGGGCTAATGTTTCGGGTGCGGAGTCGGCATATCTGCAAGTTTATGACGCCGACGAAGAATTCCTTACTCAGTGGCTTGAAAATATCGTAGTTTACTATTTAGCCGAACGTCAAGCTCTTATGGGGTATGTCCCAGATACATTTACTGTGGCTGAGGCTCACCTATTATTTACTTTAGGATATCCTGACGCTGCAGATCCAATTCCACCAGCTGACCCAGATGCTAGGAGTAAATTTTTTCCGTGGTCTAGCCCCTTTGATGTTGCCTTAGATAACAAATTTATGCACCCACTAATTGACACTTATACTAGCCATGTTCCAGCTTCTTATTTAACAGACTACGAGTCTAAGAGGGCCAAAGATTTTGAAAGGCTTAGTGAAGTCTTAATTAATGGATTCAACGGTGTCGGCCCCAACACTACTCTAACTGCTCCTTTTACGTTGGCTGGTACTACTGTCGCCGTAACTAACGGCATAGGTATAGCTAACGATGACGTGATATTAATCTCTGGAGATGATGGTGGCGGCATTCCCGTGGTTTCTGAATATGTTTTTTTAGTTAATTCCGGTGGTGGTACTAATACATTAACAGGGTGGATTATTTGTGGAGGCCCAGGAAACATTGCTCTAGTAAATCCCACCTCCGTGGTTGTTACGGGATTCTCTTGGGTTGAAGCTAATAGGGCAAATTTCCCTACTGCTCCTGGTACTCCAGCAGGCCACACCATAGCTAGGGACTATATTATTACTTATATGGAAGATGGATTGTGGGGCACGCAACTCACTGCAGAAATAAATGCTTTAGCAGCTAACGAAGATAGTAGAGACCCCCAAGCCACCGAAAATACGGCAGCTGGGGTGGCCGCAACAATAGCTAAGGCCGCTCATGACACATGGTTAGCTTTGGCTAGTCCGGGCATTAGATACCAAGACGCTGGGTTAACGCCCTTAAATACTACGGCAGGGGTACGAGATGCATATCTACAGGGTACTCGTCTTGCAGGACTTGTTACTGCCCTCGGAGAAGTCGCTAATGCCGCCGGAGATACCTTTTCTGCCACAGGAGCCATAGGTCTGAGGTATCGAGCTCTGGATCGGATGGTTAACAAAAGTTATGGTTCTTTGGCCCAATATCTTAATATGGGCAATACTAGTACTATTATGACACAACAAAAAGAAAACGCGGAGGCGGCCCAAGTTACTTATGGTGAAGCGATGATAGCCTCGGCTTTAGTTATAGAAGAAACGGATAGCGAAGACCTAGTAGATTTTCAGACTGAAACAGATGATTCAACAAAAGATTTACATACCATTTATGTATTAGACGCTTCCGAATTTGATTTATCTAAGGCCATATATGTTGCAGATGAAGCTCAAGTTGAACTTATAGGTAACATTTTGTGGGTTTATGAACCCGATGAAGACGGCGTGTACAGGATTGATCTAAGCTTTGAAGTGTCTGACGATTATAGTGAGGACAATTTAGCTAGAGCATATCAGGTACTATAATTACATAAAAGAGAAAGAATACTCATGGGTTTAGTCTCTACAATTAAAAACGCGGGTGAAGGGATTGTCAACTTTTTTACAGGTGGCTATTCCAAGGGTTCTATGTATCCGTGGTATTCATACTTTCAGGATTTTCTTCAAGAGAGTAGTGAAGTCCTTTCTAATCAACCCAATTGGCGTCTTAATTTAGGTTATTCTTTTGTGGTGGTGTCTGATGACAAACCACATAAATTTTATGAAGTCGGGGATGAGGATGGGGAACACAAAAGCTTTAGTGAGTTTAAATTAAACATTAATCCAAATAATCTTACGGTTCACGAACCGTTTGCCATCAACATAATTCCTACTCAGACAGGTGTAGTATCTCAGCATTCTGGTTCAATTTTTAAAGAAATTACCTTATCTGGGACTACCGGAGTACATCCTAGAAGGGGTGCTGGCGGGGTACAGAAGGGGACACTTGGAAATTATTTGTCTCATAATGGCGTTAGGAAAGGTCCGAATGGCAACCTTCGGATTTGGAACACAGAAAAAGAATACGCTAACCCCCCAAAGGGTCAAGGCACTGCGCCTGCTTTGGATGGCAATTATAATGGTCCGGGTGGACAATTGGGAGAGGTGGCTGCACCTTTATGGGGCGGAGTTGGCGCTCTTAATGGCGAGCCCCCTGGGTTTTATCATTTCCACATGCTCAAGAACTATCTTAGAGCTTACGCACAATTAAAAGCAGACCCAAGACATAAAAAAGCCGTTTTAGTATTTAAAAATCGCAAAGACGGAGAGGATTGGATTGTTGAGCCTACGGGCTTCACCATGGTTCGTTCTGCGTCTAACCCGTTTCTATATACTTACAATATTACTCTTAGAGCTTTAAAAAGGACTTTTGCTCTTCCGGGCCTTGATGATTCTGATTCGTTAGGTGCATTTGGTCAATTTTTAGGACAGTTAGAAAACGCGGAAACGGTCCTTACTGGTTCTATTGATTTAATTAATACTGGGGCTGGCATAATTACTCAAGCTCTAGATTATGTGGTGCAGATAGAACAGTCTTTTGAAACTCTAATAATGAGTCCAATTCACGCTGTAACGAACGTGTTACAGGCCGTACAGAATGGAGTAAACAGAGTTTCTGCTTTGCCAAGAAAATTTTATACAGATTTACAGGCGAACATAACCGTCTTGGAAAGAAGCCTAGAGGACAGGACTAATCTGGGGAGTTCTACTTATAATGCTAGAATGGGACGTATTTCAACAGCCAATCCAGCGGCAGACAGAGAAGCCACTCCAGAAGAGCTCTTAATTTTTAAGGGATTAAATTATGTTCAGCGCGGCCTAACGATAGCCACAGCTACCAATTTAATTTTTTCGACAGAAACTTCAGATCCTACAGTATCTTCAGTAGATGCTTTTAATACTTCCAATTCCATTATTTTATCAAGTAATGACAAGATAAAATTAAAAAAGACCACTTTAGAAGGTATTCAAAGGTTATTTAATAATGAATTGATTCTAACCATACCAAATTCTGCAATAGTAACTACAATTCGATATGGAGAAACATTAGAAGAGATCGCCATGAGAACTTTAGGCGATGTTAGTCGATGGTACGACATAGTAGCCATTAATCAACTAAAACACCCTTACATTGAAGAAACAGCAGATTTTGGAGCAAAAACATTGGGATATGGGGATAAAATTTATATACCCTCTAGTTCTCCCATTACTAAATATAATATTATTAAAGGTCGAGAAACTTATATTACCGAGAATATGTCTGAAGTAGAAAAAAGCATGGGCGTAGACCTTGAAATTAATCTAGACGGCGATTTAAGAATCAATGCTCGTCAAGACATTGACCTTGTGGCCGGAGCAGCTAACGCCGCGCAGGCTATACATTTGGCGTTGTCTATAGAGCAGGGCGCACTAAAATATCATTTATATAAAGGCGTAAGTCTGCAACCCGGATTTAAAGATTCGTCTAAAATCGATGAAATTATGGACAATATTAAATCTAGCATATTATCTGATCCGCGTTTTGAGAGGATTACTGATATGTCATTAGTTCGCGATGGCCCCATGATTTTAATTGATATGAGGGTACAAGTTACCAACATTGGTAGAACAATACCTTTGCAGATTTCATTATAAGGAGCATAACTGTGAGTCTCGAATTTAAAAGTTTTCCTATGGTTTTAGAAGATTTGGTAGCGTATGTCGTTGCCAACACTCCTCTTACTGATATTAATGCTGGTTCAGTTCTATTGACGCTCTTAGAGGCCGTAGCCAACGAAGATTATCAACAATATCTAACAATGGTTGACGTCATTAAAGTGTTCAACCTTGATACTACTACTGGCGATGACCTTGATGAGAGGGCGTTGGAATACGGTCTTGAAAGAGCAGATCCTACTAAAACTAGTGGCCATGTTACAGTCACAGATTCAGTCATCACTAAAATTTCTACAAAGTTTTTTTCTGGACAACCCGGACCAATTTCAGGGCAAACTTACGTATATGTTGAAGATGCCACTGGATTTTCTGATGGTGATACTATCATCATAGGTCGTGATACCAACAACGTAGAGAATCGTGTCATTGATCCCGTAGGCGGCATTACAGCCGTAGGTTCTTATTATCAATTTACTCTGACGGTTGGGGTGGGCAACAATCACGGAACCGAAGAGTCAATCATCCTTTCACAGGGTGGTTTAAGAACTGTAAGCGCTGGCACGTCATGTTATGTCCCAGAAACAGACGTAAACCCACAATTGAATTATTCAGTAAGAGAAGATGCTTTTATGCTAGATGGTGAAGATGAAATAGAAGACATCATCGTAGATGCAGAAGAGACTGGTAGTATTTACAATGTTCCAGTTGGTGCCATTACAATGTTTTCTTCCCCGCCGTTCCTTAATGCAGAAGTGGAAAATGAAGAGAGTTTTACTAATGGTAAGGACATTGAAAGTGACCAAACTCTAAGAGGCAGAATTAAAAATCACATTCAGTCGCTTTCTAGAGCCACAAAAACATCAGTATTAAGTCAAATCTCTGGAGTAACTAGTGTAGACCAACAAGCGACGGTCATTTCTACAAGTTTCATTGAAGCCACTCAGCTTGATAAACCGTCTTACCTTTATGTTGATGACGGCACTGGGCTTGAGCCGACCTATTCCGGGATTGGTTCTGAGAACATTATTGACGAAGCCACTGGTGGTGAGCGTTATTTTCAATTAGATAATTATCCCCTAGTAAAAGCGTCTTTAATCAGTAGATCTGCAGAACCATATAATTTGGTCGCCCAAAACAATTTGAAAATTGTAATCAATGATGCCGAAGAAGAAATCAGTTTTTTGGCCACTCAATTTTCCAACATGTCAGCGGCCACAGCAGAAGAAGTTGCAGCGGCCATTAGTGAATTATCAGATCTTGCTGAGGCCAGAACTACCGGCGGAAGACGTTATATAGTAGTACAAGCCAGAGACGTTACCAACGAAAAAATTGAAATACAGGCCGCGTCTGCTACCGATGCTAACGACGCGCTTAATTTTGTTGAAGATGAGCCAATTTACACATTAAATTTATACTTAAACGAGGCATTGCTCAGCAAAGACGGTGACACAGCTTGGGTAGAAAGTGGAGTTGCAGGTCCAACTTATACATTTCCTGTTAACAATATGCCCCTAGATATTATCGTAGATCAGGCAGCTACTCAGCAAGTTGTTTTTGTGTGGCCTGGAGCAGGAACTTATACAGCTACTCAAGTCATTGATATGATCAACTCGCAACTCGCTGGCGCCTTTGCAGAAGTAACTGTAACTGGCGTTATTAGAATAACTTCACATAATACTAATTCATCAGATTCGAGAATATGGATTACTGGTGGAAGTGCCAATACTCTTGTGTTACAATTCCCAACTGCGGCAGACACTGGTCAGGACGCAAACTACTACTTAAATCGATACAACGGGCAGATTAAACTAGTTGAACCGCTTGATGCTTATGATCGATTAACAGCAGGCACTGCTTACACCAGAGCGTGGCTTAGGTGTTTATCCCCTGGTCCCTATAGTGTAACCGCTGGCAATACCATGGATGTTCAAGTAGATGGTGGAGCTACACAAACACATAATTTTGCAGCGCCCTTAACACAATCGGCCGCAGCATTAGCCACCACACTTAATGCCACTGGGGATTTAAATGGTTGTACGTTTTTTGCTTATACGATTGGCGCAGACACTTATTTATCGGTGCGCACCAATACATGGGATGAAACTACTGGGTTTATACTCATTCCTGCAACTGCTGGTCTTGACCCAGCCCTAACTTTTACCACTGACACATTATATTCAAATCAAGCACCCAGTAGTGCCTATGTAGAAAGCGCCAATTCTGAGACTTACTCCTTTGGACGTGACCAGACTTTAATGGTTATCCTTGATAATGATGCTGTAAACAGATCTTTTAATGTATCAATGCATCAAGCGGGGACAGTATCAGTTACTGCTCCTCCGCTAGCGGCTAACACAGTCCGTGGAAGCAGTTTTAATTCTATGTATCCCACAGATAGTGTTTTTGTTGGGTGTCATCTTCAATTTGATGAGTCCTCAACAACAGTCGCATTAAGAAACATTATTAGACCAATTATTGGTTATGATGGAACGCTAGGAGATATTTTGTTAGACGTGGCTTGGGGGGCATTGCCCGCAGTACCAGCCATTGGTGACACTTTTAAAATAATGCCTCGTACGGCCAAAAATTGTGCCAATTTAATGAGCAATCCGAATTTTACAACTCTTGGGATTTTTGCTGAGATAGAGTCCGTAGACGATGATACAAAAGTTCAAATTTCAGCCACAGAGCCTGGATCTGAAAAAAGTGTTCAAATCGCTGGAGGTACTGGGAACAGTATTTCCATACCTTTTGCTACAGATGGCACAGTAACGGGAACTTGTACAGCTAGCAGCATTGATGGTTTATCGGTTGGTTTATATGTTAATGTTGTTGATGACGACACTGTGGCAACGCCTTGTTACATTTCTAACATTGTTGGCGGTGGGCCGTATACCGTTACTTTTGATGATACTTACCCATTCACAGCTGCCACCGATATTTCAGCGTACACAACAACCTCTAGCGCACGGATTGTAGACTACAATCAATTTAGTTTTCTGTCGGGCATGTACAGTGGTCTAGATGGATATAAATTTTACACAGGATTAATTAGAGAAGTACAAAGAACGCTAGACGGATGGGACGAAGATCTTGATACCTATCCTGGGTATAAAGCTGCAGGTGTACAAATTGAAGTAGCCTATCCGGTTATAAAACCGTGCCGCATCAACGTAAACATCACCACTGATTCTGGGACGTCTCTAAGTTCAGTTAGTAACTCAGTTAAGGCCACGATCTCCACTTACATTAATGCACTTGGAGTTGGTGATGATTTAATTTTAACAGAATTAACATATCGACTACAGGGCATAACAGGAGTTTGGGACATAGAATACCTGTTACCAACCAGCAATACTGCGGTGTCGGACAACCAATTATTAAGAATTAGAGAAGAAGATATAGTGGTGGGATAACATTATGGTAACTAAATACGAAAGAATGCAAAAATTCATACCGAGCTTTTATAAGGTCGGTAATAACCAGATGATCACCCAACTTGTTAAAGCTTGGGCTGCATCTGATGAAAATGTTGCCATAAACATTGAAGAAACCAAAAACCAATTATTTGTTAGATTGGCAAGCGGCAAATACCTTGATTATTTGGGTTCTGGAATGGGAGTTATTCGTCCTACACTTGCTCCCATTAATGATGAACAATATAGAGAATACATATTGGCAGCTGGATATAAACCAAAGACTCTGCGCAAATTAATTTACGAATTGTTAGAAGTTTTTTGGGGACCAGAATATACCCATTCTATTATTACTTCTACATCGGCAGAAACTTACAATTTTGCTGGTGCTCCGTATTATTTAACCATCGCTTCGGACAATGAAGATGATAAAATTATTAAATTTGAATTAACCGATTTTGCAGTAGCTGGCACAGCAACTGCTGAAGAAGTGTGCACTAAAATTAATGCCATTTATGGTGAGAGGATTACTGCCGTATCTAAAATAGACGTTATCACCAATGATGTTTATGTAAAAATCTACACTAATACCCCAGGCCCTAGTGGTTCTATACAGATTAAAGCTTATGTAGATCCAGTAACCGGATTGCCAGATCTAGCCGCAGACGCTAATGTCCTTTTAGGTTTTGATACTGCCCGTGTTCAATCTGTTGAATGTACAATATTTGAGATTTATCCAAAACACTTAATCATTAAAATTCCGGCCCTCATACCGATTTTGAGTGATTTGTATGGTTCTCATCGATTTCACACAGATGCAACCATCTTAGATGGTGATCCTCCTACAACGGCAGACCCGTATTGGCCCGGCTCATTCTTTTATGATACTACTATTGATTGGTATCTGTCAGAAACTACGTGTTTAACCACTGCCATTATTTGGGAAAGTGGTGTCATAAACCAGATCGCCGTTGATGATTGTAGCGCTTTCCCTAACGAAACTGGTAATATAATGCTCGGTTGGGGCACCAATAATATGGACAAGATCACTTATAATGGTAGACTATCTAATACTTTACTATCTATTGATCCTCTTCATGTTTTTGAGGACACGTGGGCATCCGGTGCTAAAATTACTCTTTTAAACAATAGTGTGGGCGTAGATGCTGACGCGACATACCCGCGCAAGGATGGCAGTGATTATCCCATATATTTTATAGATACTCATGTGGCTCAAGAACTTATTACTCAGGTATTAGACATTATTAAAGCAGCAGGGGTGATACTAGAATTTGATATATATGAAACAGAATATATGTACGAAGGTGATGGGCTACCTGGGTGGTATAATTATGGACCAGCAGGTGGAATCGGTGGACAAGCTTGGTTCCAGCCACCTAAAATGGAAACAATACATTGGCAGGCAATGATTATAGGATGGGGACTTCCAGAAGCTGGTCGTATTTGGTATGATACACTAACTCAACAATTAATGATGTGGAACGGTCTTATAACCGTTATATTAGCATAAGAAGGAGAAGATATGGGTCAGAGTCAAAAAGTTAAAATGTGGGCATATGAAAGATATGACCTTCCAGATTATGATAATTTGCAAAATTTCATGGAAGACGATCTTCAATTGCAGAATCTACACCTATTAACTGGTGGTGAAACTGCGTGGGTCGTTAAGGGTTTTATACCTGCGTGGGCCGGTGGTAGTGTGATTTCTTTAGACGTTACTAATTCGGCATTATTTAATGCTCTTGACCCGTCTAATTTACGTGGCACATTATTTATCACAGAGGCCACTACCACAGTGGACAATGTCACTTGTACGGCCGCTAATGATAATTATATACATATTATGATAGATAGGGCTACCACTTCTCCAGGTCTTAGAACTTTTTGGAATCCAGCAGCCAATGATGGCTCTGGTGGTGAGTACCAAGAGACAGTTGATACCGCCGAGATAAAAGAGTTAACCACTGTAGTTACTCTGGGTTCTCCCTCTGCCGACCCCGCGCACATTTTAGTTTGTAAAGTGGTAGTAGATGGGGTAGGAAATGTTACATCTATTGAAGATGAGAGAAACCTTTATTACAGACTTGGCAAAAATACGTTTTTTGCTGGTATTGGTAGTGTTGGAACGGTTACTTTTTTGAGTGCGGGCATTGATGACATGACTGCTGCCGGTGCTTTTACTGGCATTTCAGACACGGGTTATTTAATAGAAATTGATGCTACTGGTGCTCCAGATGATTTTGTCTGGTCTAATGATGGCGGTGGTACGTGGTCAGCAGCTATCCCGATTACCGCAGACACCCCACAACTTATAGAAAAAGCCGTATATATAACTTTCGAATCGGAAGTTAATGATGCAGTATTTGCTGGCGTTGGTTTAAATGATGGAACATCCGGCGGCACATATACTGGCTCTACAGTAAAAACATATACAATTACAATCGACGCCTCAGTACCAAGTCCAGATACATTTACTTGGGATGATGGTGGAGCCCCTACGGTTGGTGTTGGCATTACTGGCGCTGCCCAAACATTAAGCGATGGTGTTACCATAACTTTTGCTGCTGTCGATGGTCATACTATTGGTGAATCTTGGACTTTTGACGCTACTCCGGGTGACATTGGTCATACGTTGGCCGATCAATGGTCTTTTACCGCTGTCGCAAACGCAGGTGGAAGTTACAGATACGTAATGGCCTCTCCGGGGGAACCAAATGCTGATTTGTTTGTTGATGTTAATGCTTTTCTTGGTGGTGATAAAGAATTAGACAATCTTAAAGAATGGATGGATTTTATGATGTCCCGGATTCTTGAGATTAAATTTGGTGATACTACCACAAATAATTATTGGTATGAAGAGGCCCCAGCCAACCTAGCTTCATTTGGAATAGGCCTTAATGGTGGTGGTGTTATCACTTGGACTCTTGGCGCTAATGACATGACGTTTACTTCTGATTTTGTCATTTTGTTACCGGGCACAGCCTTTACTAATTATATTAGAGTCGCTGATTTTGCTGGTTCTATCATTATACCAAACAATAACATGGTTGTATATGCTAATTTAGATAAAAGTGCAGATAAAGATTTGCAACCAATTACTGACGTGGCTGTGATTACTTCGGCTTTATATGAGCCAAACCCAGACCGTGTTATAATTTGTCGTAGGGTTAATGACGCCATATACGTAGGTATATAATAAATGAAGGAGAAACGTAATGCTTAGATTAGATGATGGGGAAAGCGGACAGCTGATTACCCCTTTAACTACACAAACTTTGGCTTATATCGGCGCAGCCGATGAAGGTGAAAATAAACCTTCGTACCTTAGTTATGGTTACGTTGTACATGGTGTGGGTGCCCCAGGTGGTGCTCCAGCAGATACCATAGCCGACGATGATAACCTTACCGATGCTGTGGCCAAACTTTGTCAAGGACATGCGAACAGATATGGTGATTCTATTTTTGGAACCCTCGCTTGGCAGGGCGGCGCTGCTGCAACGTTTGCTAATCTTTCTAATATGACATTTGCTAGCGGTGCTACCGCCACATTTGATAATGGTGCTACAGTAGCGTTTAATAATGTCGGTGCCCCATTTACGGTGGTTGCGGGTTCTACAAAAGTCATTAATTTGGATGCTGATTTATTAGATGGTTTTACTACTTATGACGGATCGACACCAATAGCTGACCGCATTCTTGTTACTCAAGCTGGTGGTTGGTTATACACCCCCCATTCAGCCCCAACACAGCCTTATCATGTAGCTAATATGCAATATGTTATTGATAGTATACCGTCTCTAGCTGGTTATGTTACCCTAGCCACTAACCAAACAATTTCTGGTGAGAAGACTTTTACCGATACAACATTTTTTGATGACGGCACTGGCGCTTGCGATATATGGATTGACAGTGATAATGGTGGAATAGGCGCTGGATGGAATTATGCTAGTGATGGTGCTCAAATATGGGTGAATCAGTCGGGACATAGTGGTGGCACCAGTTATTACAGAGATTTTAAAGTATTTAATGGTAGGAATGGAACTTGTCTTGGTGTTTATGGTAGTACCGCAAGCGGACAGGGTCAGATAGATTTATATGCTCCAACGAAGCAACGCATACGAGCAGATGAAACTCAATTTGGGGGCGTTTTCACTGCTAGCGTTGGAACGGCAACTATTAACCAAAATTATAGTATAATGCCGCTGTGCGTTATTGGGACATTGAATGGTAGTGGGGACGTAGAATTTACTCTATCTTCGGGTTTAACATTTATGGGTGGACATATGATGGTAGATGAAGGTGCCAGTAGTTGGGAATGTGAGACTACAGATAATAATTTTGATTATAACACTGGCACAGGAGTTTTTAGATGGCATAGCAATGGTAGTGATCATGGTGGGAAATCTTATCGTTTAGTGTTGTGGTTTATGCCGACAACATAGGGACAAAATGATAGTAAACAATTTTATAGCGAGATTTATAGTGGGCATTGCCGATAAATTGAATAAGGAATTCAACGTGATGGGTATTGCAATTTGGCCTTTTATTTTTATTTGGCCTCCAGAAATTGTCGATGATAAAATATTAATTGCACATGAACAAAAACATATCGAACAATGGAAACGATACTGGATAGTAGGATTTTTGTTTGTGTATTTTTGGAATCATTTTAAACATGGATATTTTAATAATCCATTAGAAATTGAGGCGCGAGCGTATGCCAATTCAAAAATCTAAATCTTATAAACTTGCTTTAATTAGTTTTGCAGCAGCTTTGATCTTGCTGGGGCTTGGAGTCATAGAGGAAATGACCATTGGGGACAAAACTTTCAAATTCAGATTAATAGACGCGTCCATCCTATTTGCTTTATTGGCTCCGGCCTTCGGCTTGTACGGTTTTCGTAGATTTACAGATGCTAAATACCTTGGTAAAGATGGTGACGGAGAGAAGTCCGATTAATAACCAGTAAATTCTACTACATTTTTGTCTGAATTATACCATATCATGTTTTTAGGATGACTATGAGATTCTGACTTTTTTATTATGTGTTCTAATTTATAAAATTGTGCCTCATCGTCCGTAACCGTATGGTCGCCTTTTATGAGCCAATCTTTAATTTTTTCTCGTTGATTACCAATTTTTCTGGCCAAAGTTATATAATTCATTGTGTTTATGTATTTTGGTTTTCCCACAATTTCCCCTATAGAGTAAAAATTTTAGTACCGTACCCTTCGTATACTTTCTTCCTAGTTATGTGGTGGTTTCGATTAAATATGGAACCGCCATGTGTAAAATCTACTACTAGAACATTCTTTTTGTTCGGATGGATTCTAAGAAGACGTCCTATCTTTTGTATTATATCTCCCTTAGATTTACCAGCTCCGGCCATAATGCCACAATCAACGGATTTGAGATTAACTCCTTCCCCTATAACAGAGGTACCTATTAATACGTCAAATTCTTTATTTTCGAAAGCTTTTAGTATATCTTCACTATCATTGATTTTTTCTTTCCCGGTTAAAAGCACCGATCTGGGGATTTTCTCTCTTAGAAGTTCTCCTTGGGAAATCTGTTTTACAAAAATAAGGATTTGCCTATCTTTTTTCCTCATGGTCTCAGTGACCGATGCAATAAAATCATTATAAGCTTCATTTTCCGCTATAAGATGTTTATATTCTTTCCTATAATCGGGTTTCTTCTCAAATGTTACGTTATGATCATACTTATAGATAAGGAAAAACGGAGGAGTCAAATAACCATCCTTACAAGCCTTCTTAAAATCATATACAAGTATTTTATCGTTGCTTATGACTCCTTCTAAAGCCAAGTCGGCCCCGTCGTTCCTAAAAGGTGTAGCACTAAAATAATATCTATAATAGACGTGGTCTAAAAATTTTTCATTAATTTGTTGAATAGTTTGGGCGGCCGCATGGTGGGATTCGTCAATAAGGACCATATCAAATTTTTTGTAGAAGGAAAGACTTTTTTCTAAAAGGGATTGGAAGGTGGCGATAATTATAGGATATTGGTCCTGGTCCTTACCGCCTCCTACCATCCCAACTTTACTGGGGGAGTAAAGTGAAGAAAATTCGTTGTAAGTTTGTTTTAGTATGTTCAAAGATGGTACGATAATTAGGGTGGGTAGACCCTTGTCACCAGTGATCTCTTGCATCATTCTGGTTTTGCCTGTTCCCGTGGCCGCTTCAACAATTCCTCGTGGATAGATTCTACTATTGGCCAGGCATTTATCCTGATATTTTCTTAATGCAGGCTCTTCACTAAATCTTCTGTAATATTTATATTTAGAATCTGTAGGTGGTACTCTATTATCTATTATTTCGACCGGAACATCCTTGACAGCCAAAAAATCTTTAGCTATATTTAATAACCCAGTGGGGAAAACATAATTTCCATCATCTGTCATTTTCATTAGATGAACCCTGAATTCTTTAAATTTTTTGGTTCTCCTTGTGTATGCAAATTGGGCAGTTTTATCTGGATAAGATAATTTGTATGATAACTCTCTTATCAAAGCATTACTCTGTAGATTTACTGTAGTGAGTGAATTATTAATTTCCAATAGACTTCTGTCCATTATTTCCTCCATATTTCAGCTTTCCTTTCAGAGTTCGATTGTCTTCAGTTTCGGGTTTAAAACCAAATCTGTGAGGTGAAGAACATAATAAGGACTGAATAACTGTAACTCTCAGTGGCCCCTCATCATCCCTTCAGCGGGATTATATAATGGTTAGGTTCCGTCTGTAAATATTCCCCGTATTATTAACAATGTAGATATTTCTGTGTTAGAATCTTTAGCACAATGAGAAAAAAAGAACGCAAGACCCCAGAAGACATGAAAAGAGAACTTCAAATTTATATAGATAAATATGTTGAAGAACATGAAATTATAAAAAAAGCCACAGAAAAGGAGATCATAAATGAAAAAAGAGAATGCCAAGAAGATCGGGACGAAGAATGACTTTTCTAATGAGGTGTTGAAAGCCTTACACGTTTTATCTGATCCAGTAAAAGCTACCCTTGGACCAGATGGACTTCCAATCCTATTAGAACAGAAGGGCAATAAACCACCCCTAATGACCAAAGATGGTGTTACTGTAGCCATGTCGATATTTTCTAGTGATCCTGTTACAGACACGATTATTCAATCTATTAAAGAAGCTTCTATGAAAACCAATGAAGAGGTTGGAGATGGCACTACTACCGCCATTGTATTGACAGAAGCCCTTATAGAAGAAGGCATGAAATATATAAATTCAGGTCTAATTTCTCCACAACTTTTGGTGAGCCAAATTAGGAACACTCTTCCTAGGGTTTTGTCTGGACTTAAAGATCAAGTTAGGGAGATTAAAGAAGAAACGGAAATTAAATATGTGGCCTCGATTTCTTCTAATAATGATAATGAAGTGGCCGAAAAGGTTACAGAAGCTGTCATGAAATCTGGTAAAGATGGTGTGGCCATTTTAGAAGATGGCGTTACGGCCAACATTGAAGTACATCAGGTACAGGGTTATCAAGTTAAAAACGGCTGGTCAGACCACAAAATTTTTGCTACTCGTATGATGACCGACGTACAAAAACAAGAAGTTTATTTTGCCCATAATCCTTCCGTGCTTTGTTATGATGGAGAAATGACTGATTTGGGAGAATTTGCGGATTTTATTATTGCGTTTAATCAAATTGACCAAACCACCCATAAACACGGAGAGATTCACCAATTAACCATCCTAGCGCACAAGTTCTCTGGGCAGATACGACAGATGGTGGCCGAGAATATGGTTCAAAATGGTCTTCCTATAATGTTGGTTGAAACTGAAATGCTCATGACCCCTAATTCTCAGATTCTTATGCTTAGTGATGTTGCAGCCTACACCGGAGGAGAAGTGGTTCAGCAGGGTACCCTTCGGCAGCACATCCAGCGTGGGGCCGGTCCCACCACTAGCAAATTAACAGATGAAGTTCTTGGCCAGTGTGAACGAGTAAGACAGATTAAAAACATCACTACCTTTTACGATGGTTTTGCCACAGAAGAATCTCTTGAAGAACACATGAACATTATAAAAAAACAAATAAACGATGCCGAACATAATTGGGATTCTCAAATTCATAAGAAGAGGATAGCGAGGTTGGTTGATGGCGTAGTATCGGTACAGGTTGGTGGCACAACAATTCTAGAAATTCAAGAGAAGAAGGCTCGTGTTGAAGATGCTCTTAATGCTACCAAGGCCGCTCTAAAAGAAGGTATTGTCCCAGGGGGAGGCGTGGCACTTTTAAATTGTACGCAATGTCTGAAGAAGGACTATGATGACATAGAATTTGGTATTAGCATCTTCAAAACCATGTTACAGGCCCCTTTACGTCAAATAGTTAAAAATTCTGATCAATCTGATGATATCATAATCCATGAGCTCTTAACTAGTGATACGGTTTGTGATAAGATTGGTGTGCTTGGCTATGACGCACTTAAAAGAAAGATTGTTGGTGACGTATTTGAGAGTGGAATAGTTGACCCCTACTTAGTGGTTCAGACCGCGTTAAAAAATGCCGTGTCTATTGGGTGTGAGATTTTAAGGGGTGGAGGATATTGTGTTTTTGCCAAAGATTCGGCCGAGGTCGACCCAACTGAAATGTTCGCCGTAGATGCGACACAGGAACAAGGATAAACATGAAAATAACAAAAGATGTGAAATTGTTGGGATTAACCGAAGAAGTCGACATAACCAGAATAAGTAAAGTTGTGGTAGACCGTGATGTGGTGAAGGCGCATGTCGATATTGATGGAAATTTAATAATAAAGACCACAAACGATAAACTTCACGACATATTAAAAGCCCAAATAGAATTAGAAAAGAAAAAGAGGTTAAATTAAATATGAATGATTTGACATGTCGGATTTATCACAAAAAAACTAATACAATGCACGAATGTAAACTTGCTGAGCTGCTTGAGTGGCGTCATGGCGCCTTCTGGTCCAATGATGGTGGCGGCACTAAAGTGGCCTTGAAGAACGACAAGAATCGAGAGTCAATAGACATTCAACTTTATTCTGGTAAAAAAGATAAAAATAAACAGAAGATTTATGAAGATGACATACTTAGAATTAAATATGAAGGTGGTGATTATCTGGCTGTAGTCCAGTATTGTTCTGATTTCATGAGTTTTATCTTAATAGATACTTTTACGATGCAATTTAAGACTGTTTCTGATTTGGTTTATGTAAAGAAGGACCATGAATCAATTCAAGATTGTTTGGAGATTGTGGGTAATATATGGCAGAATCCAGACATGTCTGGAAAGATTGATAATTATAAATTATTATAATTATAGTGACAGGGGGTGGTAATGTTTGAAGAGGATACAACTTTAGAAGATAGTGACTTGGAGGGGTATGAAGTTCTGCCTTTTACCAAAGACATTAAACATGGTATAATCCATTTAATGATTAAATCACCAGATTTTGGCAAAGTCTGTAGTTACTATCTAAAACCGTCCTATTTCGGTAATCACCATCTTAGTTGGTTTGTTAAATTCATACAGAAGTATAATGAAAATTATGGCCAGCTTCCTTCCGTTACAGTTATTAAAAACGAGATTTTAAAACACAAAGAAGAAGATCGTCTAGAGTATGTCAGGGTTTTTAAGAAGATTCTCGATTCTGATATTACTCATCCGGAATATATACAAGATGGTCTTAATAAATTTATTAAAGAGTCTGTGTTTAGGACGCATTTTGAGAAAGTCCGCGATGCTTTTGCTTATAGCGATTCTGATGAAGCAGTCATAAAAATTCAAGATTTGATTGCTGAGCATACTGCCGTGGATTTCAGAAAAGAATTGGTCTTTAAATTTAGCCAATTCTGGGACATAGCTGAAGAAATGTCAGAATCTAAAAAACACAGGTTGCCGCTGGGTATACCCCCATTTGATGAAGTGTTATTGGGTGGTATTGCTCGCAAACAGCTTCTTCTGTGGCTTGGAGGAACGAACGTTGGTAAGTCGGTTATTCTCATTAACTGTATGGTTAATTTTGTAAAAAACAAGAAAAAAGTGCTCTATGTGGACTTGGAGAATGACCCCTCTGAAGTAATTTTAAGAGTAATGTCCTGCCTTACTGGGATTCATTATAATGCCCTAAATAGAGCTTATTCGTTGTCTGCGGCGGATCGTAAAAAGATAGCCGAAGCACAGAAACTGTTGGATGAATATGTTGAAATTAAAATTTGGCAGGATTACAGCACCAAAGTTGAAGATGTAATAGCTTGGGCAGAACACAAGAAGGAAGAATTTCAGTATGATGCCTTGATCATTGATTATCTACAAATTTTAAAAACAAAAGAGAAATATGATAGCAAGTATAATGAACACGGAGAATCAGCCCGTATGCTTTCGCTCATGGCCAAAAAGAATGACATCGTTGTTATTACTGCGGCCCAGGGCAATAGAGATGCCCAGAAGAAGCAAAAAAATGCCAAACGCAAGGACGCCTTGTTAAGCATTACTGATATTTCCGATTCATTTGAAATTATACGTAAATCAGATGTGGTTATAACAATTACTCGATCAAAATCCCACGAGGAAAACAACGAAATCATTTATCTATTAGACAAGCAAAGGCGTGGACGTACTCAAATTGCTGTGAAATTTCATACTAACTTTGATGCTCTTAGAGTGTTTGGTGATGATATGAAGTATGAATTGTATGGTGATGACGACGTCGCAAAACTAGAAAAATATGAATTATCATAATTTAAATAAATCGATCAGAAAATTTGACCTCTTCCAATACCTTGAAAATCTGGGTGTAGAATTTAATGTTAGAAGCGAAGGTGGGTTTTACTATACTAGATGCTGGAGATGTGGTAAAAACAAATTGTATGTCCATGCCGGAGACGCAGATCAAAGCAAGGGCTTTTGGAGATGCTGGGTTTGTGGACACCATGGTAACATCTTTGATATGATTGGGGAGCTAGAACACATTGAAAAGAGGGAAGCTTTTCAAAAAGTGGTTGGTGGAAGCTCTGAGGATTATGCAAACTATAAACCCATACTTGAGCTTACACTAGATGACATTAAGAAAAAAGAGATCATTAAGATTAATAAACCCATTGAACTTCCTTCGAATTTTAGGCAGATATGGGAATTTCCCAAAGATTCTCCGGGGTATAGGTATGCCATTCGTCGTGGCCTTACTCCAGATTTGATGCGTAAATTTGATATACGGTATAATAGTCTTATGCGGCGCATAATTTTTCCTATATATCATAGGGGTAAGGCAGTGGGGTGGCAGGCAAGAGCAATTTCAAATGAAATGACCCCAAAATTACTTAGTAATGAAGGTTTAAAGAAGAGTTTGTTATTGTATGGGTTTGATAATATAGAAAAAGTCGAGAGCATAATGATAGTGGAGGGTCCTATCGATGCAGTAAGGGGACATAAGCACAATGCTGTGGCTCTGCTGGGAAAATCCTTATCTGAAAATCAATTTAAACTGCTCTTAAGGATGCCACATTTAAAACAGATTTACATAGGTCTTGACCCAGATGCTAGAAAAGTGGCTTATAATATGGCCATTCGTCTTGCGGACATTTGGAATGTTAATGTAATGCGGCTACCAACGCATAAAGATATTGGTGCCTGTACTGAACAAGAAGTCGATCACTATGTTAAAATTTCTAAGCCTTACACGATCAGGAGTTTATTATGAAGACATACGCAGCTTTGCACAATCACAGTCATTTCAGCATTGATGGAGTGGGTACGATCCCCCATTGGGTCACATCGGCAAAAGAGAAAGGTCTTTATGCCGTGGGCATTACTGACCACGGAAATTTTTCATCGGGATTGGAACTTTACAGAGAAGGCAAAAAACAAGACCAAAAAGTAGTATTGGGCGAAGAATTTTATGTAGTTAGGAAAACCGATGAAGAACACAAGGGGTCTTACAATCATCTTACGGTTTGGTGTAAGAACGCCGTAGGTTATAAGAATCTTTGTCAGCTATCTTCTAAAGCCTATGCGTTACCTTATTTTTATTCTAGACCTAGAATTACTTATAGTCTTTTAAATGAGCACAAAGAAGGGCTAATCGTCGGTAGTGGTTGTTTTATAGGAGAAATTAATTATCTTTTGCTACAGGGTAATTTTAAGGAAGCCGAAGCATTGGCTTCATTACTTAAGAGTATGTTTGGGGACGACTTTTATCTTGAAATCATGCCAGCCATGGTTAAATTTGATGGTAGATTGGTGGAACGCCTTG